AAACCACAATTACAACACTTATAAATCCTATCATTAAGTTTTAAATCTTTTTTAATTTCTCCACAACAAGAACAAGTTTTAGAACTTGGATAGAATGTATCTACTAACCTTAATTCTATATTTCTCTCCTTACACTTATTTACAAGTTTAGTTCTTATTGTATAAAAATTCTGTTCTTGTATTGCTTTTGATAAATGCCTATTCTTCATCATATTAGATACTTTTAAATCTTCAATAGTAATATACTTTAACTTGGCTCTTGTTATTTCATTTACTATTTTATTATTATAATCACTTCTAATACAATTTAATCTATAAAATATCTTTTGTACTCTTAACTTTTTCTTATTAAAGTTTTTACATTCTTTTAATTTTATCTTTTTAGATTTAGAATATTCTACACTTCTTGACATCTTTCTTTGCTCTCTTTTAAGTTTCTTTTTTAACTTCTTAATTTTAATTGTTTTATTTATATTTTTAAATACCCTACCATCAGAACATATAGCTGTATCTTTTATACCTAAATCTATTCCTAAACCTTTTGTATTTGTATTTTCAGTTTTAACTATATCATCTACCTTTATAATAAGTGATAAGAAATATCTATCAGCTATTTTAGTTACAGTACCACTCTTAATATTAGCATTTTTAGGTATGTATCCATACTCTTTCACTCTTACAAACTTTAATGTAGGTATTTTTATTTTATGTCTATAAAACTCAAAATCTTTTTTATTGTCCTTAACAAAATAAGCACCTAATTCATATTTACCTTTCTTTTTAAAAACAGGAAAATTACTTAAACCCTTAAAAAATCTTTTAAAAGCTATTTCTCCATAAATCATAGCTTGTTTGACTGATTTAGAGGATACATCTTTTATCCATTTTTTATCAGGGTTATTAGGTAGATAAACATTATTAATATACTTAGAAAAGTCAAAAGCACTAACAAATTTATTACCTAGTTTATATTGTTCCTGATTATATTTAATATATTCATTATATATAAATCTTTCAACTCCAATAGTTTGACATACTTTTATCTTTTGTTCTTCTGTTAATTTTAATTCTATCTTTATTGCTTTATACATTTTTCACCACCTTTTATTCTTTTATATACCCTTTCTTAACTAATAAATCATATACAAATTTTCTACCTTTCTGTGTCCAAACAGTAGTATTAATTTCTATATCTCCTTTTGTGGATGTTCTGACATCTGTATAGCCTTGTGCTTGATATGGTGCATAAAGTACCCATATTTTACCTACTTTATATTGGACTTTTTCTTTTTGTAAAATAGAATTTAATTTAACAGCACTCATTCCTAAATCTTTTGCCATAACTGTAACTGTCATAGTTCCTGTACTATTTAGGACTTTATCATAATAATTAGCTTTAGGTTTCATTTCTTTATTTTCTAGTTTTAAAGGCTCTACACATTCTCTTTGATATTCATTCATAGCATATAAAGACTCCTCTTGGGTCTTTGCATTTATTATTTTTAGTTTTAAATAATTTTCTTTGCTTATTTGTTCTTCCAATTGTTTTATTCTATTTTGTAATTCTTTTAATTTTTGTATAACAGCTCTTCTAACAAATTTACTTTCACGAGAAAGTAGTTGCATTGCCTGTTCTAAATCTAATATGTACATAGGTCTACTTTCTCCCTTTTTATCCTTATATTCAACGAGGGATATTTTTCCCTCGTTGATTTCTATATCAAATTCATCATTTATAACTTTTAATAAGTCTTTATGTACTAATTCAACATAATGTCCTCTTCTTTTTTCTGCTTCTGTCAAAGTTTTATTCTGTTTCTTAAATTCATATTCTCTTTGTCTAAAAATATTAATTAACTCTAATAATTCTAAACTTGTAATAGTTTTATCTTCTTTATTCTCTAATTTTTCTAAATAGTTCATTTTATACTCTCCTTTTCTTACTCATCAAATAAATACTTTGGTGGTATCCAATCATTAATAAATTCTACACAATTATCAAAATCTTTCTGTTTTAAATCTCTATAACTTGCTACTTGAAATTTATCTTTAATTCCTTTATATAAAGCCATGTACCAACTTCTTTTACTTTTACTATTAACTAAAAGAAAACCATTATATTCAAGTTCTATTTTACAATTTATTTTCTTTTGTATAGCTCTTTGTTGTCCATAATCTATTCTTATTTGATTTTCTACTTTGTCTTTTAACTCCAAAATAGTTGGACTTGTTTCAATAAATTTATTAAATTCTTCTTTGTAGTTTTGATTAATAAAATTTTCCATTTTATCAAACTTTTCTATATAAGCCACATTTAACTGAAAAGCAATAGGTACACTAGCATTATAACCACCTAATAGTAAAGCTACACCTTTTCTAGTTATCCAGTACATTTTATATTTCTTAAAATTATTTTCTACTTTATATGTATCTTCTATAAAATAAGTTTTCACGAGAGCCAAAGATTCGGCTTTCGTGAATTTATCTACATATCCATCTATTTTCTCCAATAAATGCTTGTGAGTTACCCCTAACTCTTTTGCTATTATTCTACTATCTGCCACATATTTTCCAGTTTGTTCTGAAATTACTATTGTTAATTCAAAATTTTTATCTATCATTTACATCTTCTCCTTTGTTTCCATAAACTTTTTCCTCTACATACATTGTTAAAATTTGCCTCATTACCTCTGCTTTTCTTAAATCGTGCATATAACCTAATTTCTTTAAGCCATCATTAACTCTTTTTGTAACTTTAACACTTATATTATATAATCCCCCTTCTGTTGTTTGTATTTGTTTTGGTTTTAATTCTTGCATAACACCACCACCTTTTTAAATTTTAATTTATTATACCATATATTAATTTATTTGTCAAGTAATTTTAACTTAAAATCTTAAAATATTTAACCCTCTATAATCAATTCTAATAAGTTTTATTTTATTTAGGTATATAATTACACCAAAAACTTTTTAAAATGATTTTAAAGGGTATCACAGAGCCTCAAATATTCTTTTATATTTCTTTAATTCTTTCCACAGCTATTTCATAATATTTCTCATCTAGTTCTATTCCTATACCATTTCTATTAGTATTTTTACAAGCTACTAAGGTACTACCACTTCCCATAGTAAAATCTAAAACTAATTCATTTTCATTAGTATAAGTTTTAATTAGATATTCCAATAATTCTACACTCTTTTGTGTAGGATGTACCATTTTACTTGGGTGTAGTTTTTGAAAAGTCAGTATACTTCTAGGGTATTTCATATCCCCTAGTTCCTCTGAATTGTCTACTTTTTCAAATTTACCATAATTATTGTTTGTTATCTTGGTAGTTGTACCCTTTGAATGATTTTTATTACCTTTAAATTTTTGTGGATTATATGTAGGTAATTTTTTATAAAATACTAATATATCCTCGTGAGATACCAAAGGACATCTATTTGCATTTAAAAAACCACTAGGTAATACTTTATCCCATATCAAAGTATATTTATACATCTTTTCATTACTCATTATTAGTTTTGCACTGAAAGATGATTGTCCAAAGAATATGATACAACCATTTTCTTTTATAATTTTATTTACTCTATCCCACATTTCATCAAAAGGTAATGCAATATCCCATTTATTTTGTGTTCTTTGATAAGGTAAATCTGTCAATATCATATCTACTTTTATATTATTTTCTATTAATTTATCTAATATGTCAAAACAATTTCCATTGTATAATCTTATACTTTTATTCTCATTAAAATAGTATTTCATAAATCCTCTCCTTATTAATAAAGAGTAGATTTCTCTACTCTTATTCAAAATATTCTAAATTTATATGTATATTTTCATATCTAGTGTCATATTTATCAAAATCTAATTGATTATATTTGTAATTACATTCTTTACATAAACTACTTATATTATCATCTCTATTAAATACATTTAAAGGTGTTCCACAACAATCACAATAATTACCTTCACAAAATTCACTTTCCATATAGGCAAACTTTATATAATCTAATCTACCTAAATAAAAATTATTTATTACTTTTGTTATTTTATACTCATCTTTATCTTCAAATATTAAATTTAAAGTATTATCTAAATTTTCTCTTGTGGATAAAACTGTAATATTACTATCTGTTAAATCACTTTTCATTTCATATATTTGCTTTCTTTTGATGAATCTTATGCTTTCCTTACTTGGTATTTTTAAGTTTATAAACATATTATTTTCCTTTAAACATATTCTTAAATTTACTTAAAAAATTATTTCTACTCTTTAATTCTTGCACCTTTTCCTTTTCTAATAGACATTCAGATAATTTTAATAAATCATCTATATTCTTTTGTTTATCTATATTTTTAACAATATTGTTATCTATACTTGTTAATTTTTCTAAAGTTAAATCACAATATTCATCTATCCAGTCTGCAATATAATAAATTCTTTCTGACATCATAGCAGTCTTATATGTTCTATCTATAAAAGCACCAAATATAATAGGGTCTTTCTCTTTTGTTTTAGCATTTCCATTCTTTGCTATATTTTGCTTCTTTTTAGTATAGTCTGTAAATAAAATGTAGTATTCATCAAACAATTTATTATCTTTACAATACTTAATTTTTTCTTGTACTTCTTTTGGTATAGGTCTTTCAAAGTTTTTTAATTCAATTAAGAATATATTTTTATCATTAGACATATTCAAATTTTTAATTAAATCTTGTAACTCCTCTTTATAAATATAAGTATCTATTCCATAATTTAATAATTCATTTTCTCTTTTAATATTTTTTAAAAGAAATGTAGTCTTTTGAACTAATTTAGTTTGGTCTATACTTAATGCACTTTCTAAAGTAGATACTAAGTTATCTCTAATTGTTTTTAAACTCTCGTGGTTAAGTACCTTTTTATTATTTTTAATCTCTTCAAATATTTCACTTGTAGTTTTATCTAACATAATACCTCCTTTATGTTATCATAATTTATTACTAAATCATAAAATACTTTATTTAATTTCTCCATATCTATTTTCTTAGATTTTAATTCATCAGCACAATATTTATAATTTTTTATTCTTTCTTCCAACCAAGTATCTACATCATTTTCTAATATTATTACACTATCTTTATCTGTTTTCTTTTTATTTATTAAGTCTACAATATATTGAGTAAATAGTTTACCATTCTGTAATCTATATGTATCTAATATAGCAGGTATATTATCCATTATATCTAGTGTAGGAAATTTTCCATCTCTAATCATAGAATGGCAATAGAATACACATCTAAATATATTTAATAAGTGTTTTACTTTAATAACTTTATCTTCCTCTACATATTTACTATGTGCTTTTAAATCTTTTTTAGCCATTCCTATATAATGATATAAACATCTTTTGACATCAAAATATTCATCTGCTATCTCTCTAAGTTGATTTATATACCAAAAGTTACTATAAGCATTGTCTACATTAAGCCACTCTAGTATATTAGGATTAGATTTACTTATTAATTTTAATGTTTTATCTAAAGAATATGCTTGTAAATCTATATCTACACCATCATAATATGTAGCAGAAAAGCAATCTTTACTTCTTTCTAATCTTAAATACTCACTTAAAGGTTCTATATAAATACCTCTAACATCTATATCGCTGTTCCAACTTTCAGTACCATATGCTCTACTTCCATTAGGTACTACACATAAAAACTTAATATCTCTAGTATTTTCTTTTCTTTTAATTATTTCTTTGATTTCGTTTTCTTTTACTAATATCATTCTACTACTCCTTTTATTTTTGCTAATTTTAAAAACTCAGAATAAATAGTTTTCCTGTCAATATTATCATTCATAAGATATAGCTTTATTATACCAGATATTTCATATCCTAAATTTTTTAAATAAATATTTTGTAAAGCTAAACATTTATTTAATTTTTCATTTTCTATTTCATATTTATTTTTATCTTTAATAATAAATGTATAGCCAAACTTATGACAAAAGTCTTTTAATACCTCTAATTCAGCATTCCCTAATGAGTATTGTTTTCTTAATTTCTTTATATTATTCTCTTGTTTTTCTATAATAGATTTACAATATTCTATATTTTCTAGTATATACATATTTTTTAATGCTATTTTATCATAATTATACTTTCTTATAATATAATCTACTACTGTTTTAATAATATCCTTTTTAGTATTTCCTTCTCCTATTATTTTATGCACCTTATTATCCCAAATATAATATTTTGGGTCTATAATTTCATCATAATTCTTTTCTAATTTCATATTAAGTTTATCTAAAAATAATTTTAACACTTTCATTTTATCCCTCCTTAAAACTTTCTAAATCTCTTATTCTTTTCATTTCTTTATATATTTTTTCTAATACATCTAATCTTAAATAATTATATTCTCTCCTAGCACTTTGAAACAATACTTTTTGTTCTAATTCCTCATTAATATTTTGTATTCGTTTCATAGTTAAATATAATTTACTAACATATAACTCTTCCCAATATTCAATATTATCTAATACTAAATCTCTCATAATAATATCTTTACCTTTATTAGAATAATATCTATAAGTATAATATTGTAATTTAGTTAATTTAATTATTCTTTCTTTTAATTTCTTTTCTTGTTTTTCTTTGCTTTTATTTATTATTAATTTTAAAATATACCAAGAAATACCTATACAAGCTATATATATTGAATTAATCATATCTATTACACCTTCTTAATTGATTTCTTCTTTCTATTTTTCTAGGTTGATTAACATAAAAATTATGAAAGGGTATTTTTACATACTTCAAATGATAAACTCTAAACATTATACCAAAACCTATTCTATACATTTCTTTAATTAAACTTGGATACTCTACTATAGACAACATAACATCAACTCCTTTTATTTTTAAGATAACTTATTATAGCATAGAAATAAAATTATGTCAATATTTTTTTGTAAAATAAAAAGAGAGTATTTAAACTCTCTTAATTATTATAAATATTTAACTTCCAACATATAAGAACCATTAATATTATAGCCTGATTCTACTTTTAAAGTTTTATTTTCTTTTATGTATTTAAATTTTAAATCTTGACTTGAACTGTTACTTGCATGGTACATATATATTTCTTGTTCTGACCCATTAATAATTATATAACCTTCGGATTTAAATGATGAGTTTAATTCAGGTATTGTAGTATCTACAGGAGCATATAACTCTATAGAATAAGGAACTCCATTTAAGTGTAAAGTTTCATTAATTTTTTCAGGAACTAATTTATTTTCTATTGTAAAGGTATCGTATTTTTTTGTATTTGTATTATTAGTTAATTCTTGCCAATCTGTCCAAGTATAAGTACTATAATATCTAATAAAATGTCTAATTGGTTTTAATTCATTTGTATTAGAATCGAACTCTGTAGTATAGTATTCTTGTATACCTTTTCTTTGCCCACTATGAATATAAACAAATAACATTCCTTGTACATCATCTAAAGGGAAATTATTTTGTTTTTTTATCCTTTCTACTTCTATATTACCAGATATTATATAATACCCAGAATAAATATTATCTGAAAGAGAATTTAAGTCTGTTATATTTTCGCTTAATTCTTTTTCATTAAATATATAATTTTTATCTAAAATATCTAATTTTGTCTTAAAATTAAGTATGGTATCTGATTGAGCCTCTTGATTTATTTTATCTAATAAAGTATTTCCATCTAAATCATTTGAATTACCCCCACCACCACTACTACTACTTTGTGATAACTTTATCTCTTTAATTTCATTATTAATTTTATAAGTAATTTTCTTATTTGCACTATCATAAGCTAAATTTTTAACTATAGTATTATCTTTGCTTTCAAATAAAGTATTACCTTTATTTTCTACAATATTCTCAATCTCTTTTTCAATATTTTTTATAGTTGGATTAACATAAGAATCTAAATCTATTTCTTTATCCATACCATTTTCTTTATATATAATTTTATTATTATTATATCTAAGTTCTGTAATTACTTTCTCTTTTAAACTGTCTAAATCTTGTTTACTAGCTTTCAACCCTAACTGACTTAAAATAGTATTTATTTTGTTAGGGTCATTTCCTAGTGCTTGTGCTATCTCTTGTAAAGTGTCTAATGTATCAGGTGCAGTTCCTACTACTTTTTGTATTTCTGTTTTTACATCTGATAATTTTAATGCAGTAGACTTGTCTTGTTTGTTTTCTAAATCACTTTGACTAGCATAATTACCTTTTAATTGATATTTATTATCTGCTTTTGTTTCTGTAATTAAATTAGTAATATCAGTTTTCTTAACATAATTTATTAATTCAGATTGATTGACTTTTGTATTAATTAATGTTACTAAATCTAATTCTTTACTACTATTATCAGACAAAGTAAATTTTAATTTAGAATCTATTAACTCACAATCTTTTAACATAATCCCAATAGGTACTTGTGTCTTAATCTTATTGATTACATCTTCTTTGATTTTTTCTATTTGTGCAGTAGTTAAAGGATTACTAGAACCTCCTCCAAAACCATTTTCTAATACATATTCTAAAATTAAATTACAAGCCTCTACTAAAGGCATAACTCCTTTATTTTGTCCTGTTAATTGAGTAAATATTTCACTCATAGCTTCTGTTGTTGTTTTCAATTATACCTCCTAAAATAAAGCTAGATAATTGTTATCTAGCTTTATTTATCTTCATCTTTTATATATCCTGCCATTTGTACTGTCAATTCTTGTACCATTTCTGTTAATTTGTCCATTTTTACTTCTAATGTAGTTAATTGTCTATTCACTTGTGTAATTTGTAAATCATGAACTGTATTATCTGTTTTATTTCTTATCATACTTATAAGTTCTCTTTTTTCTTGTTTCCATTCTAATTTCATTTTTTCTTGTTGACTAAGAACCCATTTAGTATACCCAATAAATGCTCCTAACATAGTACCTAAAATTTTAAACCATTCACTAAAATTTAATGTATCCATTTTTATACCTCTTTTACAAACTATTAATAAATGTCATTAGTACCTCTACATATTCATCTATGGATAATACATTTTCTTTATTATTAGCAAAAAAGGGTTCTACTAAGATATATGTACCTTTTGAGTTACAAATACCATATCCTCCCCTATCTTTTTCTGTTTTACTAGGTATTATTCCTCTTATAATATGATTAGGTCTATATTTCTTAATAGCTTCAAAATATTTATTTATTATTTCTTTTGCTTTTTCATTTTTATAGTAGCATAAAGCTAATGCTCCTTGTGTTTCAGTATCATCTATTTTTGCAGGTGCATTAAAATGTAATTCAACTGCAACTTTATATTTTTCTTTATCTAATTCTCCTAATAATTCTTTCATTTGATAAGAATAACTAGGGTTAGGTTTTCTAAATAGCACTCTTATATTATATTTTAACTCATTTTGTCTAGCAAGAACTTTATTAGCAACCTCTAAATTATAATCATATTCTGACATATTTAAAATATTAGAATATGCACCTTTAGAACTGCTATTATGTCCCACTATTAATACAACTGTTTCTCTTTCCATTATTTTATCTCTCTAATTTGATTACCATACTTATAGTTTACATAGCTTTCACTAAATCTTGAAATTGTTTTAGAACCAAACAAAAACATTATTATAGTATCACAAATACTAACTAAAGTATTATCTATAACCATTACAGGAGGTATTTTATGTGCCATTGAATAACCTAATTCTACAAAGTAATTTACACTAAACATTAACAATAACATAAATAGAAATGCTGGAATAACTAAGTCTTTTATTCTACCTAGTTTATCAATATAATTCCCTCTTTCTTTTAATTCCTCTATTTGTAAATTACCTAATTTTTCAAGTATTTCTCCTTGTGTTTTTTCGTCAGTAGGTAGAAATGGTTTTATAATATCTATAATACTATTAAATAACTTTCCACCTAAAAATGATGCTAAAAAATTCATCTGTTTCTCCTTATCTTTTATTTAGACTTTGTATGCTTTCCCCAAGCAAATTTACCAAACACTCTAACATTAAAATAGAATAAATAAGCAACTATTTTATTAACTCCATCCTCTAGCATACACTCTAAGAATATTTTATCACATACGTTTCTATCTATGAATTGTGTTTTATAAAGAAAATCGTGTATAATAGCACTATCAGTCCATCTATGAAAAGGTGGAAAGATTGTCCAAAGAAATCTAGGAATACTAGCACCATCTGAAACAAAACCTCTTGGTATTTGTATAGTAGTATCTGTTCCTACTTTTCTTTTACTATCCTCATATACATAAATTTTCTTAGCTTTTAATATAACTATTGGTATCACTGTAATTTCTCCTTGTGCAAATAAAAAGAATAGACAACTTATTGATTGTCTATTCAATATATAACTAATGAATTTTAAATGTCAATTATTTACTAAAATCATATGTATTAATCAAATCTATCAAATCTCTTAATAAATTATCCACCTTTTCATATTCTAATAAATTTATGCTATCATCTCTATATACAAACCTTATAGCTCTTTTTAAATCTTCTTTAGTTTCACATCTTTTAAGAGTATCTTCATTTATCTCTAATTGTAGTTTAAGGTCATAAGAGGGTGTTATAAGAGATATTTTTATATAAGGTATATATTTATTGCCTTTTATATTGGCAACCTCTTTAAACTGTCTAACAACTTGTAAAAAATGAGTTTGTCCTTTACTTAAGTATTTACATCTTAACATATCTATAATATTAGTTAAATATTTAATATCTATTTTTTGATTATAGCCAAAGAATTTACACATATCATATTGATATGCCTGTTCTAATAATTGAATTTCAAGTTTATGATGATTAGATATACTAAAATTATATACTTCCATAGCATTCAATCTACAATAAATACTTGCTACTCTATCTTTTTCTTGTAAACCTACTTTATATTTAAAATCTACTCTAATAGAATTAATATCTTCTTTAACTACATTTATTTTTTCTAATTCATAACCTTTTTTATTACATTCTAATTGACTTATAGGATAATGTAATTTTGTATCTATAATTTTTTTACAAAGCAACCAATCTATAAATTCACAAAAATTATCATAACTAAATACATTATTTTCCTCAAAAGTTAAAATTACACCATTAATTATATTTCCTTTTTTCATATTATCAACTCCTTTTAAATTTTATAGTAGTAGTATATCATATTAAAATTAAAATGTCAATATAAAAATAAAGGATATTTTACTTATCCTTTATTTCAAATTTTACTATTAATTTATGATTTACACCCTCAATTTTCCAAAATAAATTATTATCAAAAGTAGTACATTGTATATTCATAATCTTTTCATTAAACTTAGAGTAGAATATACCTTGTGCTTCAACTCTTGTTCTACTAAGAAATTCTACTGTTATCATTAATTTTCTCTTTGTTTATATCCCAATTTTAATAGTAGTTTTCTAATGCCCTCTAACCCTCTGTTAGTTACATAAGTAGTTACAACTACCCTATCATTTATGATACTTTCTTTTATAGTGAACCAACCTCTTTCAAAATAAGACTGATAAGGTTCATTGTCTTTCATTAAAACCTTATTCCATCTAAGAATTTCATAAAGTCTATTTCTACCTAAATTATAGAAATTTAATATTTTAGCACTCTTTTTCATATCTAATACATCTTTTAATTCTATAAGAGTATCATAAAATTCTACCTTTGGTCTATCTTCTTCAATCTTACTTTCTAAGGCTTTTGTTTTCTTAACTTCGATAAGTAACTCCTCTAAAGCTTCTTCATAATTACTAGGTAATATTCTTGTATTCACTGCTTTTAATTTATTTACCATTTCTTTTGCTTTAAAATATGTATTCACTAATAAATCTTGTACTTCCCAACTTAAATTGTCAGTAAAAGGTTTAGTTAATTTTAAATATCCACTCTCTGTGAATAAGATTATTTCTTTAACATTATTAGGTATTTTACTTTGAATCCCTGAAAAGGATTCAGAAAACTCTTTTGGTATCATAGAGAAATAATCTTTATTTACTATAAATTTACTTCTATTGTATTTAAACAATTCATTAATTTTTGATACTCTTTTATTATGTACCTCTGCTATATCCCACACAGTAACCACTCTTTGACCTCTATATTCTTTTGTTTTAACTTCTACATTTCCTACTATAATAATTTCATTTGACATTTTCTAAATCACTCTCCTTGATACTTTGTATTATTATTCTTTTATTAATCTTGTCAAATTCTATCCACACATCTCTGTGTTCTTCATCAATACCTGTACCTTCTAAATCAGTTAAAGTACATAACAGCCTCATCAACTTTGTTTTATGCCTTTTTGTTGGTTGATAAAAATTTACTTTCTTTTTTTTCACTACATTAATATTATCACTCTCCTTTATAGTCTATAAAGTGTGTAACACAATTTTATTTTATAAGAGAGGTAGTCTGCTATTACCTCTCTTATTTTTTTTTGTTGTTTTTGAACTTTGTCTGGGATTTTTCAAACAACTTTTTCTCATATATGTGGATTTATTTTACTAAATCTTTTACAATTTGTGAAAACTTAAATTTTGGTGCTTTATGTGCTGGAATAGTTAATGCTTCTCCTGTTTGTGGATTCACTCCTGCTCTTTCTTCTACATCTTTCACAGAGAATGTACCCAACCCAAATATAGACACATCTTTTCCATCTACCAAAGAATCTTTGATAATATCAACTACACCTTTGATAATTGTTTCATTATCTTTGTTAGAATTACCAATACCTTTTTCTCTTAAAGTTTTAGCAATATCTCCAATATTAATTTTTTCTGCCATATTTAACTCCTTTTCTCTTTTATTTAGATTTTATATAAAATATAAATTTACAGAACTTATTGTAACCTAAACAGCACATAAGGTAATACCCTCTGCACAAATAAATGTAATTTGTAAAATTGGTAGCTTTACTATTAATCATCTCTTTTTATTGTTCAATTTGCTGTAAAGTTCTGTATATTTTATAAACTTAAATAACAGTTGCTTTTTGTTTTAATATCATATTTTAATTTTTCCGAATTATAAATTTGTATTTACAAAGTAATTTGCTGTTAGCAACTGTATGGGTATCATAACAGAATATTTTAATTAGCTTGATATATTAAAAGTATATTGCTCTATTAACCAATAGGTTGCTGTTATATTCTGTTTATTTTATTTTAAAAAGAACATATTTCTCTTTCAATATTTACAGTATCAAATTTATTAGAATTTATATTGCTGTAATGTTCTTTATGTTTGTATTATATCATATTCATTTTAATTTGTCAACAATTATTTTGAATTTTTTAAAATAATTTCTGAAAACAGTCCAAAGAAATTAGAAAAATCTTGATAACTATAATATTTCTCATTAATTTCTAAAATAGGTGCTGACATAATCCTTGATTTAGAACCTACTTTCATAAGTTCTACTTCATCTTCAACTAATTCAAATCCAATATTGTTATTTATTAAAACATTTTTAAGTTGTAAACAATTTGGACAATCTTTTTTAGTGTAGATTTTTAACATATTTTTCATTTCCTTTATAAAATTTATTTGCCATATATCAGACTCGAACTGATACCTTTTCTATGTCCGATAAGACTTTACCTATTAAGCTATTTAAACATAAGGTTTAAAGTAGGACTCGAACCTACATCTCTTACTGCTCGTAGAACCCTCTACCATTGAGGTAATATGGCATATACTTGGCGATAGGCACAAGGCTCGAACTTGTAAATCCAAATGGATGACAGTTTAGCAAACTGTTTGCTTACCAATTAGCATAGCCTATCATTTGGTAGAGAGTTAGGGACTCGAACCCTAATGTCTGTTACGACTCCAGTTTTCAAGACTGGTGCTTTAAACCAATTCAGCCAACTCTCTATTTGGTGTGTAGAGTAGGATTTGAACCTACATGTTTACCACGAGGGAACAGAGTTACAGTCTGCCTGCTTCACCAATTTGCATATCTACACATTTTTTTTATTTAATGGTCTGTGGGGAGAGATTTGAACTCCCGACTTCTTGTTCCCAAAACAAGAGTTCTACCAACTGAACTACCCACAGATATGGAGTACCCTATTAGAATTGCACTAATTTACCTTGTTTTGCAGACAAGTACCTAACTAATCGGTCAAGGATACATATTTGGAAGCGACACCCACACTTGCAGAGGGATTTCTAGGGAATGAGCCTAGCGAGTTACTTTACTCCATGTCGCAATAAGGTTTTGGTGTGAGAGTTGGTATTTGAAACCAATCTAACAGTGCCACAAACTGTTGTGCTACCATTACACTACTCCCACCATATAAAATACTACTTCTTTTTAGTATTAAATAGATACTCAACTCTACATTTATTCTTGAAAGGAGGTGAATTTTAATGTATAATCTTACTCAAAAAAGACATAATTGAAAAATTTGGGATAATTTTTAGTTGAGTATCTATTTAACCTCTCATTTTTAAGTATATAGGACAAATGAGAGATAAACCTATATAAGAGTTCGTTTATTAACCTAAAACTAGAACTGTTTAAAAGGCTCTTTTATGATGAAGAGTAACTGATTTTATTCAAAGGTTTCTATATCCTTTATGAGAAAAATCCTAAAACTCAATGATTGGACAAGGGTGTGTCTGAACGAGAGTAAGTTCAAAATCTCCTATGTTAGACTACCTCATCACTTGCTGTCTGAAACCTCTAACGAACTTACAAGGATAGAGTGTGTCAGTGCAACTTCCACAGCCAAAAGTTTTAATGTAAGTGAAATCTCAATCTCTCCTAATATTCATCTTACAAAACAAGTATAACATATAAAACATATTTTGTCAAGTGATTTTATTAAATAATTAATAAAAGTTCTATATTTTTGTTATTTTATATTGGTATTATTACTAAAAATATTTTATAAAGGTTCTCCTTTTAATCTTTTAATTGCAATATTATAATAATTCTCATCTATTTCACAACCTATTCCTTGTCTATTTAACTCTTGACAAGCTAATAAAGTAGAACCTACACCACAAGCAAAGTCTAATACTAATTCATTTTCTTTACTAGAATTTTCTATTAATATTTTCATTAATTCTACATTTTTCTCTGTATCGTGAATATTATTACCATTTTTATCCTTAGTTTTAATATTAGGTATATTTATTATATCACTTGTACCACAATTATTAATCTTAACACCTTTGCCTTTTCTAAAGAATAAAATATACTCAAATTGCGACATATAATACTGACCCATTATTTTATTCCCCTTATTCCATATAAGAGATTTAATAAAATGAAAACCACTATCTTTTGCTACATTTAGATAATTAAGTAGATTGATATGATTACACATAATATAACAATGTCCACTCTCTTTTAAAAGTTCATAACAATATTTAAACCAATCTTTACAATCTAAATCATTATGTTTAAAAACTTTTCCTTGTCTATTTATTTTCTTTTGTAACATTCCACCACTATTACCTGCACTACCTCTACTTGTTACTTTATAGGGTGGGTCGCATACTATTAAATCTATTTTATCTTTCATTCCTATATCCAATAATTTTTGCATAATAACAAGACAATCATCATTATATAATTTTATTTGTTTATTTTCACTAAAATAGTAATTCATAACATTACTCCTTTAATAAATATAGGTAGTGTTTAACTACCTATATTATTTTTATATTCATTTATTACATCAACATAATCAATAGATTTTAACCAAATAATATCTTGTTCTGTTATCCATTTCATAAAGTTTATTTCAAAACTATCTTTACATATTCTAAATGGAAAAGCTTCTTGCCAATGTTTTAAGTAATATTGATAACAATATCTTACACTTTTCCACTTATTATAGTAGTTAGATTTCCATTTAAACATAAAACCTTTTTGGTCTATAAATACAAAACCTTCAAAATGATGATATTTATATCCTAGTAATAACTCTTTGAACTCATCAAAATTATTTAATATAGCTACTGTATCTACTATTCTTATAATTTTACTGTTTAAAGCTCTCAAATAATCATTAAACTCATCTAAACACTTTAAGCTATATTTTATATCAATATTAACTCCATCAACCTCTAAACTGTTTTTAACAACATCTAATAGCACAAGTTCTTCCTTATCAAAATCTATTATATGTTTGTCTTTAAAAGATTTAACTTCAAATATTATAGTACAATTTTCTTTACTTGCAAACTCTTGTAAATACATTTTTACACTGGAATCTTCTCTATCCCATAACTCTTGAAAATAATTTTTCCAATCTCCTTGAGTAGTGGATTTAGTAGCTAATACTACTTCTCCATTCACTACTGACATAAGTCCTAAAAAGCCATTTTCTTTGTAGGTAGCTAATACTGGATATTGTAGATTTTCCATTAAATATTCATCTCTTGTTTCTACTCTTTCTTGATATCCAAAAAATTTGTTATAACTTCTGATTTTAACATCTCCTGTATTCTTATCTACAAATAATCCTCTAGTTTTTATTGTAATATCATTCCATTGTTTTTTTCTGAACACATTATCTCCAAAGTTAAGAGATAATAAGTTAGGTTCACATTGTTTTACTTTTACTAATTTACTTAATATAAGTTTATTTACTTCTTCGTTTTGAGTTAAATTTCTACTTTCTGTTCTACTATACTTTTCTCTTTCTCTATTAAAATAATCTTTATCATAAACTTCGTTCTTTATACTTTCTAATCTAGGTTCTTTTCCTTTTTCAAGTACATAGTACATCAAGTTTCCACCAAACTCTACTTGACCCTCTAAGTTAATAGAATGTTCTGTACACTTATTAGCTCTATGTCCAAATATTTGAGTAAACTCTTGACATTTTCCTAGTGCATAATTATTTTCATAAATACCACTAATGTCATCTTCATAATCTCCAATACCTTTAATCATATCATCTGTTGCTATGTATGTCATCAAAGGTACTGATGGAAGTCCTGCATGTGTACATAAATATTTTTTATCATCAAATTCAAAAGCATAGGCTTGTCTTTGTTTCTTATAGAATTGTCTACCTTTTGATTTAAATTGTTCTATTTCTTCGTCATTAAGACCATCTATTAAAACTTTAAGAGTTTCATTTAAAAACTTTTTACTCTTGATTTCTCTTCCTTGACACCAATGTCCTAGATGATTATGGTTTCCTTCTAATAATATAACATTTTTTAAAGTAGATAAATACATCATTCTTTTTAAAGTTTCCTTATGTTCTATTCCTCTATCCAAATAATCCCCTAAGAACACATATAAAGTATCTTCTCTAAATTCTTCTTTTTCAAACATTTGTCCTAAAACAGTGTTACAAGAATGTATATCTCCTATAATAATAACTCTATTATATTTATCTGTAATATTGTCTACATAAAAGTTATTTATTTCTTCTATTTTATCAATTTTTTTAACACCTTTAGATAAATCTGTTTGTTGCACTAATGTATATATTCTCTTAATTACATCTTCAGGTACAAATTTATACTTATCTCTTAATCTATTTCTTTTTAAACATTCTTCTAATGGTGTATCTAATTGTTTTACAAATATAGTATACTTATACATCTCTGCTAATGCTTTATAGTTGTTTAACATTTTTTGAGTAGAGTGAGTAGCATCTATAACTGTAAAATCTCCTCTTTTCATTCTTTCTTCAAGGCACTGTAACAACATACTCCAAGCAAGTCTATCATTCTTTTGACTAATAGAAAACTCTCCATCTAAAGATAAAATTGGGTTCTGAATTGCTACTCTCATTTCATCTGCACTTAGTGTATAAGGTTCTAATCCATTTTCCTTAATCCAAGTAGACTTTGAACTTGCAGGGCATCCTCTCATTAATAATAGTGTTCTCATTCTATCACATCTCCTTTGTCCTTTGTAGTTATTATAGTAGAATATAAATGAGTTATCAAATATCTACCAAAATCTCTATTTAAAATTTCTCTACCATCTAAAGCAGTTATTGTTAAATTCTCATTCCAATAAGAAATTTCAATATTCAATCCTAATGTTAAAAAATCATCTATAATATTTAGTGTATTTAAAACTTGAATTAATTTATTTTTAATTCCTTCGTTATCCTCATATAATTTTAAGGATACCATAGGTATTTTATTTTCTTCATTATAAACAACTTTAAAAGTTTTTACCACTAATCCTAAATTTCTTAAAATTTCATTTTTAAACACATCAAAATCTTTTAAATTTCCAATATCTACCATATTATAATCTCCTTTTATATTTTAATTTTATTTAATTTTTCTTTAAACTCTTTATTTATTTCCTCTATTGTAGGTACTTTAACCTCTGAATTTAATACCCACTCTCTTGTAATAGGCTTAACCTTAAATACTTCATCTCTAAATAACTCGTATAATTCTTTTTGTGGTATAGTAAGTACATCTATACAATCTGCAACATATAGTTCAACTTTATTCATAAAATATTGAGATTTTAAAAATGTATGTCTAGGAAAAGTTTTAATCATTTGCCATAATTCATAATAATTAGTACCAACTATTAAATTATCTCTATATTTTAAATATCCAATTTCAATCCAAGATTTCATATATCTTTCAAACTCATAAGTTCCTATAAGTTTATTTCTTATTATATGAAATTCTTTATACCAATAGCTATCTAAAAAATCTGCTATATAACCATAATAAATAGTTAATTGTGAAGTAAAACTCTTAAACATATCTGTAATTCTAGCTTCAAATTTTTTATATCCTATATCTTCTAAAAATTTATTATCTGTATATTCAATTAAAATTTTCATACTATTTACAAATATAATTACTCCATCTTGATTATACTTCTTCTTAAAAAATTTATTCAAATTTTCTTTATATAACTTTTCTAAATCTAACCAAGTACATTTGAAAGTTAAATTATTATTACATTGTTCTTTTATTAATTCTCGCATATATTTATTATACTGTTCTTGTTTAGTCATTCTTACCCCTAGTTTATAAATTTATTCTTATCTATTTCACTAACTAATACTCCACCATCTTTTCTTTTTCCCACTATTTCTAAACCTAATTCAGCAAATACCTCATCAATAAAATATTTTGCTTTATAATCTAATAACATTTTTAATACAGGGTCATCTAAAAATACATCCATATCCTCATAAGATTCTCTGTAAGTATCATAATTATCTTTTCTTTTCTCTACTATGAATTTTATAAATAAATATTCCTCTGTTAAACTATCTGATTTAGCTTTTTCAGGTAAATTTTCCCATTTTATAGGTGGATTCCAACTAGCACCTACATCATTTAAAAAACTTTCTAAAATTCTGGTATAATAAATATGTAAAGCTTCAACTCCCCATTTATTAAAAAATTCTATTGATTTATCTTGTAGTAATTTTAAATTTTTATTTTTCATTCTATCACTCCTCTTAAAAATTATTACTCGTAATTATTATTTATTAGACCTCGTAATTTACCCTTTAAAACAGTTTTAGAAACTTAGGTATATAATTAATCCAAAAACTTTTTAAAATCATTTTTAGACATATCACAGACATTCAGAATTGAAATTTTAGTTTAATGAGAAATAACATAACTCACTTTTACCAATCAACCCTAATTCAGTTAATTGTTCTAACTTGATTTCAATATCTTTACTATCAGCAAGTTTATTATCTAGTTTAGACACTTTATTCATTATATCTGTAATACTAAAATCTCCTTTCATATCTAAAATAGCACCTACAACAATATTTTTAGCTTGTTTCTTTTGTGGCTTGAAAGGTTTTATAGTTATGGTCTGATTTTCTATATCATAATCTATAACTACTTCATTATTTTTATCTCTATCATATCCCATAGCCTCAACCTTTTTCTTATTTAGGATAAGACGGATACTCTCATATCCTCTTCCTATGTTAAGCCAATTCAGTTTACTTACTTTCATTCAATCACTCACTTTCCTTATAAAATTATTTGTTCAAAGTATGAATTACTTTCTCTATCAAAGTGCATACAAACTAATTCACAGTCAAATAACTTACAAGCCTTTACTATAGCTAATGTTACAACTGTTAAACCTGTAACATAGAGAATTATTCTTACTCTATCCTTTGACCTTATATTTGCAATATTCTCTATAAAGTAATAATCCACATCTTGTTGTATCTTTTCTACATCTGTTACATCTACAATTTCTTTATTAAAAACATAATCTGTTACAGGTAAAGAATGTCTACCTTTAATTGTTCCTAAACTTATTTTAATCATAATATCACTCCTTTTTAACTTTTGATAACCTATTATAGCATATAAAATAGATTATGTCAATAAAATTTTTAAAATATTTTACTAAAAATAAAAGAGTAGATATTTCTACTCTTTATCTCGTTGCTTTCTTATACCCTAACTCATCTAATAACTCACATATCTTTTCTATCCCCTTTTGGTATACTACTGTTTGAGGTACTACTTGATTACCTTTTTCTGTTACTATAATTTTGAACCAACCCCTATCTACATATTGTTGATAAGGTTCATTATTAGCTCTTAGAATTTCATTAATTCTTAATATTTCAAATAATTTGTTTCTACCTATACCAATATAATTTATTAACTTAGCAACTTCTGACATAGTAAATGTCTTATCTTTATCTGCTATAGTATCGTATAATTCTACCTTATGTTTTTGATTTTTTAATTCTAAATCTTTTAATATTCTTTTATCTGTTTCTTCTTTTAAATTATCTTCCAAAGGTACTACATATTCTACATTAAATTTTGAAATATTGATTGCTCTTTCTACATCTGACCTAGAGTTCATAATGTTTAACATATATTGGTCTTTTGTAGTTATTTGTTTTTCTAATTCTTTTACTCTATCCTCTAATTTATTCAAATATAAAACTACAGCTCTACGAACATATTTAGATTCTCTCATTAGTATTTGTTTAGCATAGTCTATATTTAATATAAACATAGGTTGTTCTTTATTTTGAGAATTTTTATAAGAGGACGGCAAAATTTTTTGCTCTCCTATTTCATACTCAAATTCATCTCTGATTACTTCTAACAAAGATTTATGTAATAACTCAGTATATGTACCTTTTCTTTGTTCTGCTTCTGTTAAAGTACCTCTTACTCTTTTGTCCTCATACTCTTGTTTTCTAAATATATTTATCTGCTCTAACAACTCCAAGCTAGTAATAGTATCTTTAACTCTAATTTCTTGTTTAAGTTCTTCTTTCACTTTCTTATTAAAAAAATTAGAACACATATACTTATATCTTTCTTTTGTTCTTGTATCTTCTAATATTTCAAGGAATTTTAAATATCCACTATCAGATAACAAATATTTATCCTTTAATTCCAAGTTATTATTCTTATCCACTTCAATTAGCTCTTTGTTTTCAAACTTATCTTTACACAGACTTATAAGTTCTTCAACATCTTTAACCTTATATCTGTGTAAAGTTGCAATATCTATTGTTCCTATATAAGAAACACTATCTACATTTAGACTTTTAACTTCATAATCTCCTAGTTTAACAATGTTATTTAATTGTAATTTCATTACACATCACTCCTTCTTCATCTTCTAATAATGGTGTTACCATTATCTTTTTGTTTTTAAAATCATACTCAACCAATACATCTCTACACCCAGTCTTACTCATACCCATTTGTTCCATAGCCTTTTTATTGAGTATAAGTCTAACTGCCTCATCTCCATTCCCTTTTTTACCAATAGGAAACCAACTCACTTTATTAATTCTCTTCATATGACCCCCTACCTTAAATTTACTATTTAACTTATTATAGCATATAATTTTTAATGTGTCAATAATAAATTTATAAAAATTATAGAGGTAAATCTCAACCTCTATAATTCCTTTTCTAATGTTTCTCTAATTCTCTTAATAAATTCTCTATAACTTTCTCCACTTAGTTCTTGTAATTTCTTATCTAATTTATGTAACTGTATTTTCAACCTAATAAAATCTAATATCATTATTCCAAGAACTATTAATAATAAAACTAATACAATGTTTAATCCTTTAATATATCATCACTTCCTTTTAAAAGCTCTGTAATACCTTTATTTAAGTTTATAAAGATAAAGGTATACTCTTTATAGTCCTCACTGTCTGTTTGCTCTAATTCCCACTTATAATTTATTTTAAAGACTATTAGACATCTAGTTTGAGTTTTATGAATGACAACTCTTTCAGGTTGCATTTTAGAATAGCAACCTTTTTTAAATTCATCTCTAAAATATCTTCTTATTTCTGATGTTCTCTTTATGTTCCAAATACCTTTCTCATATAAATCATTCCACAAAGTAAAGCTATTATAATTATTTTCTTCCTTTGATTGAATGTTGAAAGCTATAATATATTTACTTATGAAATTAATATATCTTTTCAATCCTATTTGTCTAGGGATATGATAATTATAAGTTTGAATTAGTTTATGATTTCTTTTCTTGTTCATAAATTCCCTTTATTTTATATTTTCTAACTCTTCTTTACTAAAATTATTATATCTTCTTTTCCATTCTAAAACAAGAGGATATACCCTAAGTTTACTTATACACCAAAATCCTCCCATAACATCTTCTAACTTATTATATTTATCCGTATCCAACATATAGTAAGTATATATTGTTATCCACATTAAATCTTTTAACTCTAAAAATATCTTTTCAGGTATAAATGTAGGGAATATCTCATTATTATTAATATCTACTTCTTTATAAATCCAATCTTTAGTACTCATATAGGTTGCCAACTCTTTCAGTGTCTTAGTATTTATAGGTCTAAATAAAGCAAAGTGAATAGTATTCTTATGTAAGAATTTAAACTCTATTTTTATTTGATTTTTATTAATTACACTAATATGAATTATTTTTACATTATTACTATGTAAATTACATTGTTTTGAAACCTTAGTATTTACATAGTATGCAAAGAAAATTTCATTTAATGTAACTCTTGTTTTTGTTTCTTTCATTGTTATACCTCCTATTAATTATATTTTAACTAATTATAGCATACTTTTATTAACTTGTCAAGGAATATTTTTTAAAATATGCTTGACTTTATGCTAATATTATGATATAATACTGTAAATTTACAGAAGAGTATTTAACAGAGCTGAAGCTCTTTGGGTTGTGTTCTATTTTTATATATTATATTATATAGAATATTTCTATGAACATACAGAAAATACAAGAGTTGAAGTACACGAATTTACATATAATTTTTGAAATAGGTTCTACCACTGAAAAATAGATTGATTGAGAGAAATTTTTTACAAGCCTCAACATACCATAAAATCAGTGTTTGAAAATCTTAGTAAATACTACTATTTGAATACATTTATTGTAATTATACATTGTCATCATTGAATAAATTTTTAGATAACAAACTACTAAATCAACTATTAAAATTGTAAGAATGAATATGATACACAAAATATAAATCCATTGATACATAAAGAAAAATTAAAATATACATAATATTAATATTTTATGGACATAATATACTCAACATAAGAATTTATACTATATAGATTGAGTTTTTGCTTAATTGACAATTAAAAATCTTAGTATTTATGCTATGTTTAACTACTAGCACATAATAAAATAGGAGGTATTAATTTATGAAAGAACAAAAGAAACAAACAAATATAGAAAAATGGATAGGATTAAATAACTTTAATCTTAGATATACTGCATTAAATGAGGGTAGGAATACAAATATACAGATAGTGGATGCTATATGTGGAAAAGGTAAAACTCAATGGGCTATACAAAATTTAATAGATAATTACAAACACCATAAAGATAAGTTTATTTATGTTACTCCATTCTTAGATGAAATAGATAGAGTTTTTGAAAGATGTAAACAAGAAAATATATATGTTTATATTCCTAAATGTAAACAAGATGAAAATACAAAGGAATTACTCTCTAAAAGTAAAGATGTATATAAGGCTATGCAAGAGGGTAAAAACATACTAATGACACATAAATTATTTGAATATATTACTATAGATTGGTGTGAAGAAATAGAAAGACAAGACTATGATTTATATTTGGATGAAGTACCTAATATATTTTGTTATAATACATTATCTTCAAAAGATTGGAATTTATTATTATCTAAGAATATGATAGCATTAGGCACTTATTTAAAAGACTGTAAATACCAAGAAGTTGATTGGTTAGATACAGATTATCTAAATTCAAAAGATAAAACTAAAGGATTATATGAAAATTTTATAAATAAATGTGTTTTTGGACAAGTTTTAAAAAAAGGAAATTCATATATATATGCTTTACCTATGCACATATTTTTTATGGTAAGAAGATGTTATATTCTAACTTATATGTTTGAAGGTCAATATTTAGCAGGATTATTAAAGTTATATGCTATACCTTATACATTAAAAAGTATTCATAAACCTAATTCTAAATATTTTTTAATCCCTTATAATATACAAGATACTATTAAGGAATTTAAAGAAATATATACAAAAATACATTTATATGAGGGTTCTTTAAATAGTAAGGATAAAAGAGAATATGCACTAACATATACTTATTTGAATAATAAAGGTAAAAACAATGAAATAAAACAATTAAAAGCAAATGTGCATAATTACATAACTAATATATGTCCTTGTAAATCTGAAAATACATTGTGGACTACTTTAAAAGATAAAAAAGAATTTTTAAAAGGAAAAGGATACACAAAAGGATTCCTGCCATTAAATGCTAGAAGTACAAATAAATATAAAAATAGAAATGTGTTAATTTATTTATATAACAAATATATTAATCCTATATATGAAGATTTATTTAATGCTATAGGAGGACACAGAGGTGTTCGTTCTCAATTAGATGAAGAACTATATGCTTTATCAGAATTAGTACAGTGGATGTTTAGAAGTGCTATTAGAGAGAAAAAAGATGTACACTTATATTTACCTAGTTATAGAATGAGAGAACAAATATTTAAAAATTTTGAAGAACTTTTTACTAGAAGTTATGAAAACTATATAAATTATAACAATAGAATTAATGAACTCATAGAAGAATTTAGAAAAGAAAATCTTGACAATAACAAATAAAAATGGTATAATATATCATAAAATATAATTAATAAGGAGAGTGATAAACTTATGGCACTAACGAAAAAACAAATGGGTGTAGATGCTTATAAATGGTGTTTATTCCTTAAAAAAGAATTTAAAATAACAGATAGTGTAGCTTCTGCTATATATTATAAATATGTAAAAGGTGTATTAGCAGACAGAGGATTATTAGAAATAGGATATAAGCCTACAAGAGAACTAGATAGTATATGGATACCTAAATTTAGAGCAGACTTACAAAACTTTGTAAAAGATGTAAAAGGAATAGGACTACAAAACTATTTAAGAATAGTGAATGGATTTAACTTTGATTATTTCACTATTACAACTTTTAATGTGCTTATAGAGGACTTTATTGCTAATGGAACAGAAGGAAGTACAATATTACCTTTCAGTAAGTTTTTTGAATATGTAGTTAAAATTACTGATGATTATAAACAACAATATAGTAGAACAGTAGTGGATAAGGTCACAAGAGAGAATATATTAGATAGAATAAGAGTTTCTGATGTATTATTACTAGATGTACATTGTAAAGTTATAGATGTTAACCAAGAGGGGTATGCAGATAAGGTTGAGTTTATAACAAGTAGAGAGGCTTATTGGGTGGAAAAGCAAGTATATAGATATTTAAAGGCACTTGAAAAAGAAAAATATGATTTTGTTACAGATGATATTATTGATTTTGTATTAAAAAAGAATAAGGTAAAATTAAATGAAGGACAAAATCAAGCTGTGAGAAGTTTTAGACATTATGGATTTAATATTATTACGGGAAAAGCTGGAGTAGGCAAAAGTTGGGCATCTAAGCAAGTTATTGATAGTATGATTAGAGCAGGATATGATATAACTCTATTGACACCAACTGCAATATCAGCAAAGGTCTTAACAAATTTTACAGGTAGACAAGCATATACTTTTCATAAGTATTTTATGGGAAGTGGTGGAAGTTCTACTAATAAAGATGATGAAGAACAAAAAATAGAATCTATTAATGAACAAGTGTATTATATAGATGAGTGTTCAATGCTAGGCTTGGAGCATTACAAAATGCTAGTTACTAAAGTATTATGTCCTGCATTAGATAGAAGAGAACAATTTATGTTAGAAAATCCAAATGCACCAAAAGAAGAAATACCTAAATTACCTAAAATAGTTATGGTAGGGGATACTAATCAATTACCTAGTATTAGTGTAGGTAGTTATTTTAGAGATTTCATAGACTTATATAAAATAGGGGATTTGAAATGTAATTATATCAATTTAACACAAATAATGAGAGCAAAATCAGACACCTATATACCTTATATTTGTGATAAATATTGTGTAGACTACTCTCCTATGGAAGATACTATGTATATGAATGAAGAACCTAATGTATTTATGTTACCTCTATCTGAAGAACTAGAAACGGGAGATGCTTTAGGTAAATTTATTTATGAGTATATGCAAGAAATGAATAGTGTAGACCCAAATAATCCTTATAATTTTGAAAATACTACTATTATGTTACCTCAAAAGGTAGGAGATAAAGGTACTAAGAAAATTAATGAAGTCTTAGAAACTTTGTATAAAAAAGATAATCCTAATGCTAAAACTATTGGTATGGTTATGAAAAATAATTATGATTTAATGGTATTCAACGGGGATAGGTTTAGATTAGAGGGTAAGGAAGTATATGAGGAAAATCATTATTATGATAAACAAGGTAATCCAAAAGTAGAGATAGTATATGAATACACTGTTACTATGTTAGATGATGATAGAGAAGTTAAATTTAAAGATGGAGATGTTAATTGGGAACTTGCATATTGTTCAACTGTACATAAATTACAGGGGTGTACATCAGAAAATGTAATATTTGTAGCAAGTAGAACACATACATTTATGCTAACTAAACAATTAGTATATACTGCATTATCTCGTGCTAGTAAAACTTTAACAGTGTTATATGATAAGTTTACCTTTGAGAATGCAAGAAAAAGAGATACAAAATATAATAGAAAAACATTCTTAGGAGAAATAGTTAAATTAAGAAAAGGAAAAGGTGGTAGATAAGATGAAATATATTAAAGAAGATTATAAAAAACTTTTTATAAAAGACCAAGAAAATATGTTTAAGTTACTAGAAGATAAGAATATAAATAGTTTATATGATTATATGGAAAATTTAATGTTAAAAATATTCAGATTTGATAAATATAACAGAAAAGGGATAGTAGAAAAAATTGTATATATAGAGGAAAGATATAAGTTTTATAAATATATGTGTAGTGACTTATGTTATATAGATGACCCTAATTTAATAAAAAATGATAAATTTTTAGAAAAATTAGAGGAATATAAACAAACATATCTTTTAGACAAGGTTTTAAAAGAACTATCAAAGGGAAAGGAAATGCCTAATGTTTGTAGTTAGTGGAATATTAAATAAAGAAACACAAGAGGTATTATTAGTAGTTAATGGTAAACACTATGAGTGGGAGGATTTTAATACAAAAATACCTAGTAAAACTTTAAAAGCTATGTATTTAGATACTAATAGAGATATAGATGGAATATTAAATTTTTTACAAGAGATTTTATTTATAAATGATGAAGATAATGTTAAAAGATTGACTACACAACAGTTAATGGGGTTTAGAAATACTAATCCTTTTTATCTTTATGTATTAACTCTTGTTGCTTATTGGTGTTTATATGTAGTAAATATAGATAATAGAGATTTTGATACTTATACACCAAAAGAGTTATTTGCTATTGCAGAAAAAGATGAGTTTGTGGCTTGTTTAGTAGAAAATATGATTGACTTATTTGGAGAGATAAATTTAATTAATATATTTCCTACTAGAAATGATACATCAATTTTAACAGGTTTAGATAGTCAAAATAAACCAATCTATAAAGAGGGTAGTAATGATATAGATATAGAGGAGGAAACACCAAAATGGCTATGCTAAGGCTTTCAGAATTGAAATTAAAAGATGAGATGAGAAAATATTTTAATCTTAAAGTTGAAGAACTACAAAATAGAGTAAGACAGCTTGAATTAAAAAAGAAATTCTATATATTAACAAATGAAAACGATAAAGGTTGTATGTTATATGCAAAACATAGAATGGCTTTTGGACAAATGTTAGGATTAGAGATAGTAGCAATACCTATTACCTCAATACAAGGCTTAAAAGATGTCCTACGAGATATAAATGGTAATAGAATACCTTGTATGTTAGATATGCCTTGTGAAGATAATATTTATAAAGCATATAAAAAATTAGTAGCAAAAGGATTAGATGTAGAGGGATTAGATATATCAGAATGGTTAGATACAAACAACTATGATTATGCACCTGCAACCCCAAAAGGAATAATGCAATTTTTAGATTGGTTAAATATAGAGGATTTTGCAAAGAAACAAATAGCTATTATAGGTAAAGGTAGAACAGTAGGAAAACCATTAATGAATATACTTACAAGATATTATAAGAATGATGTTATGTGTGTTAATACTAACTCTAGTTATGAGTATATGATGTATGCTTGTAAGAATGCAGATATAATAATTTGTGCAAGTGGAGTTAAAGGTAGTATAGGAGATTTTCATACAAGTGATAAAAAGCCTGTATTAGTATTTAATGTAGGTACTTGTGTTCATAATGGAAAATTAGTTAATGAATATCAACCTGTTAAAAATAATATTCAATATACAGACACAAAAGATAGTGTAGGAATGTTGACTTTATTAGCTTTATTTGATACTGTTGTAAAAAGAATGGAGAATTAGATGAAGAAATTTAGAGAAGTAGATTTACATAGTTATCTTGAAAAATATAATTTTCAAAATAAGTTTTTAAATCTTAAAGAAAGAAATGTAGAAAAATTTGAAAATAAATATAAAAAGTTTGGATTAGATAGAAATAAATACACTTATGATGAGTTTTTATTAGATAAAATGGATAGTATAATACTATTAATTGAACATTGTCAACCTCTAATAGATAAGGAATTTAACTTAATAAGTAATGATACTAGACCTTTCAGTATAGATTTTAAAGTTAATAATCTTATATTTGACCTTAAAAGAATATTTTTTAAAACAAATATTTTAACAAATGAAAGTATATATTATGAGGATAGAATAAAATTAAAAGAGGTAGTTTTGTTACTTTGTCAAAAATATCAAGAAAATATTAAATATCACATTAAAAAGATAGAAAATATATTTGATGAATTAGAGATTGGTTTAAGATATAATAAAGAATTACAAGAATATTTAGAAAAGATGAGGGATTAGTTATATGGATTTAAACAAAGAATTAGAGTTATTAAAAAAAAGAAAATGAGGAATTAAAAGATGAAATTAGAAAATTACAAATAATAGAGGATTTATTTTATTGGGATAGAAAAATGAAACCTACCTTAGTGGAAAATATTGTAATGATATTAGATTCAGTTTTTGAGGATAACACCTTTAAATATGTGAAAAAGACAGAAGTATATCGTGAAATATATACTGAATTAAAAAATAGATTTAATTTAGATTTATTGAGTAAGTATATAAAAGCTAAAAACTTAAATAGAACTAAGGCTCAAGGAGTATTAGAATACACAAGTGAACTTCGTTATGATACTTTACTCCTAGATTTAATAATTTACCTTTATCCAAGAAATGCTAATAAAATTTTAAAATATTCAAATAATTTATTCAGTAATGAATACACAAGAGTATGTGAAAAATTTAGTAAAGAGTAGGAATTACCTACTCTTTTTATTTTATTAAAATTTTTATTGACATATTAAAATTTATATGCTATAATTGGGTATCAAAAGTTAAAAAGGAAGTGGTGTATTATGAATGAAAAAGATTTAAGTTATGATATAAGAGATTTACAAGTTGCAATAGAACATTGTAATGAAAAAGTAAATACTCTTAAAGGAGATTGTCAAAAGGAGCATTATAAACTTTTAATGATGTTATTAGATTTAAAGACATGTAAATTACATAGTAATTATGAATCTAATAATGTATATGCAATTAATTCTTTGAATGAAATAAAACAAACAAGAGAACAAGCAAAGAACAGACAAATTTTAATTGGTAAATTTGATTCATTGGTTAAAAAATTGAATGATTTATATGATAAAGCAAGTTTGGAAATGGATTGCAAACAAGAGTATTTAGTTATCAAAGATAAGGATAATGACTACTGGTTTGATTATACATTTTTAGATAATAAATTAAAATTAGTTTTAATATCTGAAATAGATAATATGAGTATACAACTATATAATAAACTTAGTGGGATATTTGAAGATATTTTAATACAATGTGAGAACTTAGAAATAGAGGTGGTGTAATGAAATTAGATGAAAGAATGAAAAAATATGAATATGTTACTAGACATTATTTAATATGTAGAACACCTGTTATTATAAGAGTTGATGGTAAAGCCTTTCATACATTTACAAAAGATATGAAAAAGCCTTTTGACCCTATATTTATGAAGTCTATGCAAAATACAATGAAATATCTATGTGAGAATGTACAAGGTTGTGTATTAGGTTATTGTCAATCAGATGAAATTAGTTTACTTTTAGTAGATTATGAAAATTTAGAAAGTTGTGCTTGGTTTGATAATAATATAAGTAAAATTATCAGCATTACTTCGAGTATGGCAAGTGTAGTTTTTAATAAAGAATTTTATAGAAATATGTTTGCATATTATGTTGAATGTGAGGGTAGTAAGTCTTATATAGATTCATTATTGGATAGATATAATACATTACAAGTCTTTGATAGTAGAACTTTTAATTTACAAAAAGAGGAAGTAAATAATTATTTTGTTTGGCGACAACAAGATGCTATTAAAAATGCAATACAAATGATAGGTAGAGCTTATTTTACACATAAAGAATTAGAGAATAAAAATGGAAAAGATATTGTAGATATGCTAGATAGTATTAAAATTGATTACTACTCTTATACTACAAGTGAAAAAAGAGGTACTTGTTGTATCAAAACAGATAAAAGTTGGGAATTGGATACTGAAATACCAATTTTTAAAGATAATAAAGATTATATTGAAAAACTAATTTATGTAGGAGAGTGATATATGTTTGAACATATTTGGGAATATAAAATATATAAAGATGAATATTCTAAGAAATCTCGAGAGGAATTAAAACAAGAATTATCTTATTATATCAAAAGAAGAGCAAAATTAAAAGATAAATTCGAGCTTAATAGAGAAAAAATGAATTATATAGAAAAATATTTTAATAGTATAGAATCAAGAGAGTGTTTGTGGAGAATTTATGCTATTGAAAAAATATTAAATGAATATAATTCTAAATATAAGTTAGGAAGTGTGTTATAGATGAAATGTGAGGTTTGTGGCAATGTAATAAAAGATAGATTTCATAAAGTTTATTTGGAGGATATTAATAGTTATATATTCATATGCCATAATTGTTTAGAAACAGAAATAGTTAAAGTATATAAAATTAAAGATGGAATAACTAATAAAATTAGGGGTTATTATCCTCCTAAACTAAAATTTATTCAATATGAGGATGAACAGGAATTTAAAAGTATAAAGGAATATATTTATACCTTAAATGAAAGAAAAAATTATTTAGAACAACAAAGTAAGAATACAACGAATGAAGTATTATTATTCTTATATCAAGATGAATTAAAAAATATTAAATTAGAATTAGCACATTTACAAGAGGAGAGTGATAGTTAATGCAAAAACAAATTAAATTAGGAATTTTAGGTGGAGTAGTAGTTATTATATTAGCTTTATTGTTTTGGAATGGTTATACAGTAGATACAGGAGAAGTTGCTATTATTAGTAATTTTGGTAAAGTATCAAAGATAGAAACAGAGGGATTACATTTTAAAATACCTTTTGTTCAAAGTAGAACTTATATGGAAACAAGAGAGAAAACTTATATCTTTGGCAAGACAGATGAAATGGATACAACTATGGAAGTTAGTACCAAAGATATGCAAAGTATTAAGTTAGAGTTTACAGTACAAGCTAGTATTATTGACCCTTTGAAATTATATACTGCTTTTCAATCAAAATATGAAAGTAGATTTATAAGACCAAGAGTTAAAGAGATAGTTCAAGCAACTATTTCAAGATATACAATAGAGGAATTTGTATCTAAAAGAGCAGAGATTTCAAAACAAATATATGATGATTTAAAAGATGATTTTGCTTTATATGGTATTTCAGTTAGTAATGTTAGTTTAGTAAATCACGATTTTAGTGATGATTATGAGAGAGCTATTGAAAAGAAAAAAGTAGCAGAACAGGAAGTTGAAACTGCTAAAGCACACCAACAAAAATTATTAGTGGAACAAGAGAACAAAGTTAAATTAGCAGAATATGAATTAAAAGAAAAAGAGTTAAAAGCTAAAGCTAATGCTATTGAAAGTAATTCACTTAGTCCTCAACTTTTAAGAAAAATGGCTATTGAAAAATGGGATGGAAAACTTCCAAAAGTTCAAGGAAATAATGCTAATACACTTATACAACTAGATTAATAAATTAGGTAGAGTAGTTTTTAACTACTCTATTTTTATTTTGTACTTTATGCTTGACATAAAGGTCAAAGTATGATATAATAGTCTTAAATAAAATAAAGGTAGGTGGTTAAATGATATTTAAAATTATAGGATTAACTTTTGGTAGTATATTATGTTTGTTTTCTATTATTAGCTTTTTAAAATGGAGAAGTGATAAAGAGAGAATGAATAGTATAATATTAGGTTTTATTGGATTTGTGATTATAAGAGTAATACTAAAATATTTTTAAGGTGGGTGGTATATGGAATTTGATTCTTTAGGACAAGTTACAAGAGGTAACATCAATATGATTATAAGAAGTGAGTTAGTTCATTGTAATTTAACAGTAAAACAAATAAATTTTATTAACTTAGATAATGGTTGGAAATTTGAAATGCTAATAGACCAAACACAAGATAGTTTATATGTTATCTATGATAAAAACACTTTTAGTAGTATGAATTTATATAATCATATAGGGGTATATTATTGTTATTCTAACTTTAAAAAAGGAAATGAAAAATATTATGATAAACTAAGAGAAAATAATACTATTCAAAAGATTAAAGATAGAATACTGAAATTTTTATGTGATGTGTCTTATCATAGTGAATTAATTACTATTCTAAGTTACCAAAATATAGATAATTTAAGATTGTTGTGTAAAAATGTGTATGTAATATATGAAAAAGATAATAATTTTACTATTCAACTTATGAAAGATGATTATACTATATTTTCTAGTATTTATGTTAAAGTAAAAAATAATGGAAAATATAGTATAAAGTGGACTATTGAAGAACAAAATAATCTAACAAATATTATTCAAACTCAACAAGAAAATACTACTCTTGTAAGTTGTGTTGTATTATTAAAAACTTTATTAGAAAGAAAGGGGTTGAAATATTGTGAAAATTCTTAATATATGGGGTAAGTTGCCTAATATTTTTGTAAAAACTTGGGAAAATGGAGAAAGTGTTTACTACAAAAGTGTATTAGTAAATAATAAATATAGAATGTATAAATTGATTTATAGGTATTCAGATAATTATGAAATTACTAAATATTGGAATAACAGTAAGATATTAATTGATAGAGTTAAGGAATATTGTGGGTTAAAAGGTTAAATCAATTTTAAAGCAATTATAGGTACTTTAAACGAGTTTTATATATTAGGTATATAATTAAGTTGCCTGTGGTATATAAAATTAGTTTTAAGGCTATGTGGTGGCTTATAAATAAATTTTGAAAGGAAGTGATAGAGATAGAAAAGAAAATAATCAGAGAATTTAATTGTCAAGTATGTGGTAAATTAGTTCAAATAGTAGATAAAAATGACAAAAGAACTAAAAATTGTAGTAAAAAATGTATGACAAAAAGTTTAAATGATAGACATAAAGCAAAATATAAAAGAATACCAAAGACTAAACCTCTTGTTTCTCAAATAAGAAAAGTAATTAGAGAAGAAAATAGCAATTTATATTATTTTATTGAGAATGGTGTAAAGTTTAGGTGTTCAGAAAATGGATATAAGAAAAGAGAATTATTTGATGAAAAATTATTAAGTAAAAAAGGAAAAGGTTGGAGTGAATCTGACTATATAGAATTAGTTGGTCTAAAATTAGGAAAACTTCATAAAGATAAAGACATTGCTTTACTACTAGAAAGACCTATTAGTGCTATTAGACATAGATTTTATCTTTTAAAGAAACAAGGTAAAATATCTTTATACTTAGAAAAATTTAAGAAAGGAGGTAAAATTAATGAATAAAGATAATATAATAAAAGTAAGTATATTTATTATTTGTTCATTTTTAGTAAGTATACTTGTGTGGTTACCTATACTTCTAACAATACTAATAATACTAGCTTATATAGGAATGTTATTAAATTATATAGGTATTATAAATAAAGAGGTTTTAGTAATATATTTACCTGTAGTAAGTAATATAATAAGTTCCATTATTTCTGTATATATAGGAATATCTTTAAGTAAATTAATTTTAAAAGATGAATAAACTTATTGACATATAAAAATCAAAATGTTATAATAGTTTTATAAAGTTAAAAAGGAGTTGATAAAATTGAAAAAAGCAAAAGAAACAGATTATCAATTTATGTGTAGACAAATAGACAAATGTATAGAGGAATTACAAGATTTAAAAAGTATTCAAACTATACCTTATGGTTTATTATTTACACAAGAAAGAATTAAAGGTAATATTTATAAGTCCAAAGTTAAAAGAGTTAGACAAACTATTAATGCTTGGTTAAAACAAGTAGAATCAGAAGAGTGGAAATTAAAAGAGTTGGGGTTGATAGAAGATGAAAATATTAATTAGTTGTGTAATAGGTAATAACCCTAATGCTATTATTACTTATAATAATATTAGAAGATATGTACTTAATGTGGATGGGGATAAATTTCTTTCTAAAAGTACAGAGGATAGACTTGCAGGGTTAGATTTAATGTGTAAAGCAGAAATGAAAGTACAAGGTAAAGTCAAGGTATTAACTTATCAAATAGAGAGTGATGACTAATGGCTAATAAAGTTTATGCTTGGTATAATTCAAATTTAGACAATGGAATAGATAGAAATTGGAATACTTGCAAGGAAAGAAAAGCATTAAGGTATAAATCTTTTAAAACTTTACAAGAGGCACAAGATTGGTTAGATGGTGGTGCTAAATATGAAAAACCTAATATAGAATTAAATGAGGGTGTATACTTTGACAGTGGTACTGGACGAGGTAGAGGGATTACAGAGGTAAGAGTTACTGATAAAGATAAGAATAGTTTATTAAATCATTTAATTACACCTAAGTTTGAAGAATTTTTAAAATCTAAAGGTTGGAAAATAAATGAATTTAATAATATTGAGTTAGACCCTGATAAATCTAATAATTATGGAGAACTATTAGGTCTATATTTAGCCTTAGAAATTGCAAGAAAATTAGGGTATACAGATGTGTATGGAGATAGTAAGTTGGTTATTTACTACTGGAGTAAAGGACAATATAATAATTTACCAAATGATACAGTCAAGTTAATAGAAAAAGTAACAGAAAATAGAAAAAATTTTGGAGGAAATATTAGATATATTAATGGAGATTTTAACCCAGCTGATTTAGGATTTCATAAATAATAAAATTTTTACTTGACAAAGTTAATTATGTATGTTATAATGGTTATACAATATTGAAAGGTAGGTGGTAATTATAGTTTATCAGGGAAGTAAAAATAGACTAGCAAAATATATTATACCTTTACTTAACAAGCTAATTCAAGCTAATTCAAGCTAATGGGTGTACTTTATTCATTGACGCTTGTTGTGGTGGAGCTAATATAATTGCTAATACAAAATACCCAATAGTATGTAAAACTAAATATGCTTTTGACAATAATAAGTATTTAATAGCTTTATTTGATAAAGTAAAATTTGATGATTTAGATACTTATATTGAGGTAGATGAAAATAAATATAAAGAAGTAAAACAAGATTTCTTGTTAGGAAATAATACTTATGAGGATTGGTATTATGGATATGTTGGATTTTTATTCAGTTATGGTACAGTATTTATGGATAGTTATGCAAGAGGTAAAGATAATAAAGGCAACCCTAGAAATATGGGAAAAGAAAGATATACCAATCTTTTAAATCAAAAAGAAGCATTAAAAGACACGATATTCACAGTTCAAAATATATTTGATATTAATTTAGATAAATTAAATAAAAATATGTTAATCTATATAGACCCTCCATATAAAGATACAAAACAATATAATAAACAAAAGTTTGATACAGAAAAGTTTTGGAATTTAGTAAGAGAAATGTCAAAAAGATGTATAGTAGTTGTGAGTGAATATGAAGCACCAAATGATTTTATAACTATATGGGAAAAGGATTTATTACAAAATATAAATAGAAAAGCACTAGATAGACAAAAAGCAACAGAGAAATTATTTGTAATAAAAGATTATTGGTGGGAAGAGGTTGAGATATGAAATATTTAATTTATACTGGAATGAATGATTATTTATATGTAAATAGTTTAAAACTTCAAAGTAAAATAGTAAATTATATTTTAGGTAAATTTGAGTATGAATATGATATTGAAGGCTTAATTTATGATGAGAATGAGGATACTTATAAGGTTAGGTTTGAATATCAACATAAATTGCAAGAGTTTTTAACCTTTATAAGGAATACTCATGAACATTTATTTAAAGATAGTTTAAAAGATTTAGATATAGATACAGATAAATTAGGATATACTTTAAATTCATATTTAAACCTTCAACAACAATTATATGATTGTTATATTGATATACAAGATATTACTTTTGTTTTAAGTTTAGGACAAGATTGTGAGATAGAATTTTATGGTTACTAAAATATTGTTTTTAGATTTTGATGGAGTGGTAAATAACATAGGTACTAGAAGTGGTATGGGGTTAAATATACCTTTTAAATGTTATGATGGTAGTATTAGATATACTGATTGGGGATTTGAGAATATAGGGGTATTCAATAAATTATTATTGTGGTGCTTAGAAAATAATGTAAAAATAGTAATATCATCTAGTTGGAGAATATGTATGGGAAATTCAAAAGAATTTAATGAATTTTTTGATACTATATTTCACGAGTATTCTTGGTTAAAAAGAGTAAATTCATTAGATAGTTTGGTTATTGATACCACAAGTAGTACTAGAACTAATAGAGAATTAGAAATTAAGGATTGGCTAGTTATAAATGAATATAATGGAAAATTTGTAATACTAGATGATGATGTGTGTTATAGCAATAAATATTTTAAAGATAAGCATATAGTTAAAACTAATAATAAAGTTGGTTTAACTAAGGTAAAATTAGAAGAAATAAAGAGAAAATTAGGAGGCTGATATTATGGAATTAACAAAAGAAGAACAAGAATTAATTTTAAAAATGAGAGGAGAAAAGTCAGTAGAGAAAGAATTTGATATTGCTTTAACAGCATATAAAAATGGTATTAAAAATCTAATAGAAGTAATAGACAAATTAAATGAATATTCTAGCCAAGCTACTGAAAATATAAAGAAAAGATTAAAAGAGGATGAATTTTTTAATATATGGGATTTTATAGGTCTAAATATAGCTTTAGATGAATATAGAGAATATTTTAATAAAGATAATAAAGGAGAGAATAAATAATATGGCAGGTGCAGATAAAATTTTAGTAATAGGTAGTTCAAGTTCTGGAAAAACGGCTAGTTTGAGAACATTAAATTCTAAATCAACAGTTATAATTTCTTGTGAAAAAAATAGGCTATCTTTTAAAGGTTCTAATAAATTTTTACAATATAATATAACTAATTATGAAGAGTTGATAGGTGTAATGAGTGAAATTTTGACAAAAGATAAAAATAAAAATGTCAAAACTATTGTACTAGATGACTATGGTTATCTTATGTCAGATGAATATATGAAAACAGCCTTAGAAACTGGTTATAGTAAATATACTGTAATGGCTGTTAATGCTTATAATGGATTCAAAACTATACCAAAGGAACTTTGTGCAGGAAGAGAAGATATAACAATAATCTATATAATGCACCCTCAAAAGAATGATTTAGGTATGTATACACCAAAAACAATAGGTAAAGTATTAGATGATAAGATTTGTATTGAAGGTATGTTTGATACTGTGTTATTTGCAAGAGTTAATGATAATAATGAGTATGTTTTTATGACAAGAACAACAGTAGATATACCCTCTGTGGCAAAAACACCTATGGATATGTTTGAACAAGTAGAGATACCTAATGATATGGATTTAGTATTAAGAACTCGTGCAGAATATTATGGAACAGACTATGTAGGAAAAGAAGAATCTAAAAAAGAGGTAAAATAATACTTGTAATTTTATAAAGATATGATATAATACTTTTAATTAAGTGTTATGTCTATCTTAAAAGGCATTATAAAATTAATGTTTTGTAAGATAGACATAAAGAAAGAGAGGTGAATCAAATAAAATGGATAAAAAAACTTTAAAGGGTATAGTTGAAAGTATATGTGTAAGATTAGAAATTAATTCTAAAATATGTGAGGAGTTAAAGGCAGATAATTTAATTATTATTCAACAGTTAAAAGAGTTATTTCCTAATAAATATTATTATTATAACACAATATTAGAAAATGAAAATCCAATATCAGAAGAACAATTAGCAAATGATTATGACTTTGAGGTATCTACTTTTAAAGATTTATTAAGTAATTTAGGAATTGTAGATAAGACAAAAAATTATTACATATTAGCAGAAAAATATCAAGGTTGTAATTATATTAAAAGTGAATTAAAAGGTAATGAAATTATTAGTTATTGGACTCAAAAAGGTAGATTATTTATTTATGATTTTTTAAAACAAAAAGGAATATTACCAACAATAGAAAAAGAAAATATAGATAAGGAGTGATGTATAATGGCAGTGGATAAATCAAAATTAATTGGAAAAGTAGATATTATAGGTGTGGTTCAAGGAATAGAACACCCAACAAAGAATGAAGATGGTAAACAAGTAGAAATTAAAACTATTATAAATTTAATAGTAGAAAATCCAGTTACAAAATCAACAGTATCTTTACCATTTTTTACTAATGAATGGGATAAATTACAATATTTTGACAATGGACAACCTCAAAGAGTATCAGAACAAAATGCAACAGAGGAAATGAAAAGAAAAGCTATTAAATATGAAATTAAAGGACAAAAAGAAACAAAAACATATTTAACAGTAAAATCTTTTGTTGATGCTTTAAAATTATTTAAAGGTAAAAAAGTAAAAATTGAAGGGGTAAGTAGATATAGAGTTAATACTCAAGGATTTTTACAACAAACTTTAGAATGTAAAAAGGTAGAATTTATAGACCAAAAAACTACAGATTATAGATTACAAACTCATAGTTATGTTCTATTATCTAAAAAAGAAATAGAAAATATGGATTTAGATAAGGAATTAGAATTATATGTTCCTCTTGGTACTCAAAATGAATATTATAAACAAAAAGCAATAATTCCATTAGAAATATTCTTAGATGGTGCTTTAAAAACTGATAGAACTTTAGCTAAACAAATATTAGATACTATGAGAAATGATTGTGCTAAAAGTTTTGAGTTAGAAGGGTATTATCTAGTTCCTGCTACAATAGAGTTAGAAAATGGTAAAGCATTTAGAGAACCAACAGAAGATGATGTAACTCAAGGTGTTAGACTTCTACATCAAGCTACAAGTAAAGGGGATATGGAGTTATATAAACAAAAAATGGCTTTAGAGTTTAAAAAGATAGGATTAATTCCAGTTGAAAGAGGCACAGTAAATATTTCCATTATAGCTTTTGATAAAGTAGACTATGTAGAATATCCAAGTTTACAAGACTACTCTACTAATTCAGGAGCTAATGCAATTCAAAATGCTACTCAAAGTTCAATGCAAAAGGCAATAGAAACTATGAAAAAAATAAAGGAAAATAATGCACAAGTTAGTACATCAGTTGGAAATACTAAAAAAGAATCAGTAGAGGATGAAACAACAGAAACAGCTAATGTAGAAAATGTTAATACTGAAACTAAAGGTTCAGAGATTACAGAAGAAGAAACAACAAATGAAAATACTGAAAATGCAACAGAAAACCCTAAAGATGAGTTTCCTTTTTAGAATAGATAATTAAATAAAATTAATCAAAGGTAGGTAAAGTTATTTGCCTACCTTATTTTACTAATAAAGGTGGTGTATATTTTGGCTAGAAAGAAAAAAGATAAAAGTGTAGAAGAAAAAAATAAGGAAATATATGATAACTTATTAGAATTTTTAATACAAGGTAATAGAAAAAGTCTTAATGCAAAAAATAAAAAGTTATTAAAAGACTTTGAGAATGAGGTAGAAACCTATCAAAAAAGAATTTATTTCTTATATCAGATACAAGATAGTTATTTAGAGTGGAATACTTTAAGTACGGATGTAAATGCTAATTTTAATCAATTAATATATTTAATTAATTTGAATAAAGAGGATTTACATAAACAATATATTAGTCCTTATGATATTGACCCTAAGTATTTAAAAACAGATAAAAGTAAGATTATAATAAATAAAGATGAAAAAATTATGAAAGACTATACAGAACTTGAAAAAAAGGTAGGGATAATATGAGTATAATTGATACTAAGAGAGATATAATGCAAGTATTAGAAGCTAGACTACTTGCAGGAATATTACAAAATATAGATAATTTTAATATGTTAGAAGAAAAGACAAATAAAAATGTGATATTTACAGTAGAAGATTATAAAAAATTTTATGAAGTTTGTAAAATACTATATAATAAACAAAAATATACTAATATAGATGAATTTGCCTTATCTACCTTTTTAAACACTCTATCTATTGATGAAAATAGAAAACAAGAGTGTATGAACATATTTTATCTTATTCAACAACTAAATGATAATGATTTAATTGATTTTGAGGGTGTTTTGGAGCAATATACAATAGTTAGTATACCTTTAAGATTATATGATAAAATAGCTCGTAATGGTGGATTAGAAGAATTTATAGGGAAATTAACTAATTTTGATAACAGTGAAGATTTGACAACTACAATAGAGGGTATGATAAGTGAAATTTGTAGTGTAGGAACAGCTGATAGTAACTTTGTAGAAACAAACTTAACTCAAAGTATCAATGATGATTTTATTAAAAATATAAGAAGTGGTAAAAGAATAGATTGTGTACCTTTTGATTTAAGGTATAGTTATTTGAACAAGTGGAATAAAGGTATTGTAAGAGGAGTTAATGGAATAGCCAGTTTTTCAGGTGTTGGGAAGAGTAGTCTTTTAATTACTATCTATATTTTATCTTTATTAGAAAATTCAAAGGATAAAATTTGTTTATTTTGTAATGAACAAGTATTTGAAACTTTTATACAAATAATAACTTTTGCTTATATCACTAATGTGTTAGTGTTCCTTAATCAAAATGCAAAAACTATAAGTAGAGCAGAATATGGAGAAAATTGTTTATCAAAAGAGGATATGGATTACTTTGTAAATGCTATGTTGCATTGGAAAGAAAGATACAAAGATAGAATCACACATATATACTTTGAAACTATGCAACCTAGTATACTTAGAAGAGAAATAAAGAAAAAAGTTAGACAAGGATTCAGACATTTTGTTTATGATACATTTAAAGCAGATGAGGAAGAGTATAAAGATATTATAGAGTTGTCAAAAGTCGCAGATAATTTGACTAAGAGATTTAACATAACATTTACTATTACTTTACAACTTGCAGGAGAATCTTATGGAACAAAATATTTGACTTATAAATGTTTAGCGAGAGCAAAAGCAATCAAAGAAATATTAGAAAATTTAATAATGTTTAGAAAATTAGATAAAGAGGAATTAGTAAATTTAATAGTAATGAAACACAATGAGGAAACAGGAAAAGAGGAAGAAGTATCTTTTAGAATGGATGTACCTTATTATGCAGTGTTCTGTGATAAAAACAGAAATGGTAGAGATGGTTATGTATTGTTATACTACATAGATTTAGATACACTTTATTATGAAGAAATAGGAGTTATTCAAAATATGCCAAAAGATACCTCAAGGAAAAAATCCTCTTAGTGAGTTGATTTTATGGTACTAGAAGATATTGTATTACATAACCTTAACTTAAATAGAGAAATATTATATAGTCTTTTAAATACTTATGTAGGTAAATTAACCCCTAGTTCTGATGGTACTACTCTTAGATTTGATATATGCCATAGTTCAAATGCCTATGTTCTTTCATTAGATGATAGTTTAAGATATTATAATTTTAGAAATAATGAAAAAGGTAATATTTTAGATTTGTTAAGTAATTTAGAGGGTATAGATAAAAATAAATATATAAATCAGTTATATTTATCTTTAAATTCAAATAATAAATTAGTTAATGAATGTGGAGAAATAGAGGATTGGAATGAAAACTATATCTACCAAATACCTGAAATATATAATAAAGAATGTTTAAAACAATACCCAAAAATTATATCAGAGATGTTTTTAAATGATGGTATAGGAATAGAAACACAAATATTCTTTGATATTAGATATGATAAAAGAACTCGTAGAGTAGTTATTCCAGTATTCTACAACAAAGAACTAATAGGTGCTATTGGTAGAAGAAATGCTATACATTTACAAGAGAAAGAAAATAAATATATGCCAATTCTTAGATATAGTAAATCTTTAGTGTTTTTTGGTTATGATGTATACTATGATTTAATCCAAAAGACAAAAATAGTTATGTTAGTTGAGAGTGAAAAGTCTGTAATGAAAATGTGGCAAATGGAAAGTAAAATACCTACATTAGCATTAGGAAGTAATGCACTATCAAGAAATCATATAGAAATATTAAAACTCTTACAGGTAGATACAGTTATATTTGCACTAGATAAATCCTTAGATTATGTAGATAGTCTTATTCCTAATATTCAAAGATTAAAGAAATATGGTAGAGAATGTAAGATTAAATACATAGATGTAAATAATATACCTAATAATTTATTAGGAGAAAAAGAAGCTATCTGTGATAGAAATAGGGAAGAAATTACAGAAATATTTACAAAATATTTAAAAGATGAAAATTTTTAAAAAATCTACTTGACAAGAGTAGATTTTTTTGATATAATATTAGAAAATGCAGAAATTGTATTAAAAATTATTAAAATAGAGGAGTTGATATATGCTATGAGTAACATAGTAAAAATTAAAGAAACAGAAATATTAATAAAGGAGTACAAAGGTCAAAGAGTGGTAACATCTTGGGATATTGCTAAAGTACATAAAAGAGAAGTAAATGATATTACTAAAAATTTTAATAATAATAAATCTAAATTTATTATTAATGAAGATTATTTTTTAGTAAGTAGAGAAGAAATTTCTGAACAAAAAATATTGATACCAGAATTTATACCTAATAATGTTAAAGAAGTTATAATATTTACTAAAAGTGGCTATTTAAAATTAATAAATAATTTTAAAGAAGATTTAAACTTAATTTTTAAAATTTATTTTTTATTAATAAATGATTTCTCAATTAAAATAAAGATAATAAATGCTATATTGTATATAAATGATATAAAAATTTCTGATTATTTGATGAAATATAATAAATTTGAAGAATTTTTTATTGAATTTTCAAAAATTAAAATTGAAAGTAATAATTTAGAGTTAAAATTATTGAGAAAAGAATTAAATAACCCTATATATTATACTTTATATAAGTCAGAATCTTTAACATATTTAAAAGATATATTAGATATAGAAATTTATTATTATAATCAAACAGATAGGAAAGAAAATATAACAGAAAAACAAATACAAGATTATATTATACAAAATTTTAATAAAATATTCCCTAATTATATATTTGTAGGTAAAGAAATATGTGTAGATAAAATAGGAAAAATAGATATATTAGCAAAAGATAAAGAAAGTGGTAGAGATGTAATAATTGAAATTAAAAAAGGAGAACAAAATCCTAATAAACAATTATTAGCTTATGCAAAAGGATATAAGAATCCTATATTGATAGGAATTACTAATATGGATAAGAAGTTTTATTTAGATAATATAAAGTATATATCTGTTCCAAATATACAAGAGGTGTAGTTATGGAACAAACACCTCAAGTAGATTTAATAAAAAAACATAAACAATGGTTTAAAGACTTAAGTATACACATAGACAAATTTAATTTTGGTATTTTAAAAGATGATTTAACAAAATTAGAACAAATATATATGGGTGGACTTGTAAAGAGTGGTTATTTCACTGAAACAGTACAAGGCTATTTATTAACTTTGAAAGGACAATCTGAATTAGGAGTAAATCAAAAACAATCAGATAAAGTAAAAGAATTGAGAGCTAATAAAGTAAAGCTATGGAGTTTTAGTGAATTAGAGCAGTGGAATGGTTGTCAATTATCTTATAAACTTCAAAGAATAGATAGAGTACCTCAGTTACATTCTTCATATTCTTTTTATGGCTCTCTAGCACACGATATACAAGAGTCTTATGTGTTAGGTAACATAGAATATAAAGATATGTTAGAACAGTTTAAAATTAGGTTAGAAAGGCTTAAAGCATTAGGTGTACTTTTACCTAAAGATAGAAAAGGTGGACTAACTATTCAAGAGAATTATGAGAAATGTTTAAAAGATTATTTTAGACATAATTACACTGAAATATCTAAAGATGTTAGAGTAGAAGTGGAAGTATTAAATCAAATAGGAGAACATTGGATATTAGGCTACATAGATTACCTTAAAATCAATAGAAAAGAAAATGGTAAATTTTATGTAGATATAATAGACTTTAAAACTTCGACTATATTCACAAAAGATGAAATGAAAGAAAAAGCTAGACAATTAATATTATATAAGATATTGCTAGAAAAATCTTTTCCAAATATTGTAGTAGAGAGAGTTGGATGGGACTTCATGAAATATGTCAATGTTTATTATAATAGTAAATCTTCAAAAAAATCTAGGAAAGATAACTATATAGAGCCATACTATGATAAGTTAATTGAAGAATTAGGAGAAGAAAAAGAGATAAAAAAATGGATTAAAACAAAAACAATACCTAAAGAATATCAATATTTATTGAATGTACAAAATTGTTATGTATATTATTTTGTAACACAAGAGGATATAGATGATATTACTTATTATGTAGAGAATACTACCAAAGAAGTGGAATTAGGTTTAGAAAAGAATGAGTTTACTAATAGAGATTATGTAAACGAACAATTCTTTTGTGATAATTTGTGTGGATTTAGGGAGAAATGTCCTATTATAAATCAATCTAATATACCACAAGGAAAATCAATGAATAGCATATTGCAAGATATTTTAAATAAAAGAAAAGGAGAAAATAAATGAAAAAGATAGATTATACTTTATTAGATGGACAAACTTATCAATTAGAATTTAAGGGTGGATATGGGCATAGTGTTGGAATAGATGTGGCTTTGGCAGAAGATGTAGAATTACATTATGGAGAGTTTAAGATATGTTCTCTTGGATTCACTATGAAAGTACCTGATGGTTATAAAGCAGATTTAAGACCTAGAAGTTCTACATTTAAAACTTGGGGGGTAATTCAAGCGAACTCAATAGGGTAGGAGTGTGATTAGCTTGAAGAAATATAATGATGATATTATATTTAAGATATGTTCAGAAGTAAATAAAAGTTCTAAGGAATTAAGTGAGGAATTAAATATACCTTATAATACAATAAAGGCTATAAGAATTAAAAATAAAATAAAAGTTAATAAACCAAAAACCAAATTAGATAGCTTAGAGAATAATTTTACAGATAATCAACTTTTGGATTTATATTTTAACTTTAAAAATATTTCTTATATAGCTTTTCTGTGTGGAGTTGACTCACAAATTCTAAGTAATAAATATAAACAATTAGGAATAAGTAAAGAAATAAGAAAACCTTTGACAAATACAGAAATAGAATTTATAAAAGAGAATATAGAAGTATTAACAAATGCACAAATATGTGAAAAATTAAATTGTAGTAAAAGTTTACTATCTAAGATAATGTTAAAATATGATATACATAGAAAACAAGAGTATTTATCTTATTTTGAGAGTATAGATACACAAGATAAAGCCTATTGGCTAGGATTATTAAGTGCAGATGGAACTGTACATATTAGACCTAATGGACAAGGGTTTATATCCTTAACTCTTAAAAGAGAGGATGAATATCATTTAACTAATTTATATGATTCTATGGGTAAAATATTTAGAAGATATATTTATCAAGGAGAAGTATTAAATAAATCTGGAACAATAAGTCAATATAGTAATATTCAAATAGGTGGAAGAAAATTAACAGATTCCTTAATTAAATTAGGTGTACTAGCAGGAGAAAGGACTTGGAGTTATGAACCTCCTAAAATATTATCAGACAGATTATTTTTTGCTTTTTTAAGAGGTTATTTTGATGGAGATGGTACTATTACTAAGAACAACAATAAGGACTTACCTTCTAGTTACTCTGTTTCATTATGTGGAAATAAGTTCACAATGGAGTATTTTAAAGTATTTTTAGAAAAATATAATATAAAAACTTTTGTAAGGCAAGATACTCATTTAGAATATGCTAAACCTTTTTATACATTAGGATTTAATACTTCTTCTGATATTTATTTATTCTTAAAGTTTATATACAAAGATATAAATGAAAAAACTTATTTAAAAAGAAAATACTCTAAGGCTAAGATGTTTATAGAATTATATGAGAGTAATTGTCAACAAAGAGTAAAATATACTGAACATATTAATTATTTTAAAAACTGCCCCTTATATAAGTAATTATATAATGATAAGTGGGATGTATCGGTGAAGCCCTCCAAGTAATTTTGGGTAATACCGAGAGCAACAATATCTAATGTTGTTTGTAACGCATAGGAAATGAGCGATATAATGAAAGCAATAATTTTCCCAAGAGCTTCCACCTACCTTAAAAATTTAAGGTAGAAAATGTATGCTGGACTTACAAAATGGTAAATTGTAAGAGCTATAGGATAAAAAGCCTATAGGATAACAATTCGTGTTTGAACCAAGTTATAGTTCTACTTCGGATAAATGGGCAATACCATTATTTAGACCTTTAGATTATGTAGCCTTACAACAACTAGCAGTAGGAGATAAATCTATATTAGATGATGTATTAATTATACCTAAAGGAACTAGAATAGGACAAATAGAGATATTCAAAGCACAAGATGAAATAGAGTTAAATTTGATGTCTAATGAAGATTATGCCAAAAAACATCCAAATGTTAGAGGTGGGTTTGGTAGTACAGGTACTAAATAAGGAGAACTAATGAAAATATTTGAAATTTATAATGAAAATTTGAAGGAAACTTTTTATGTACATAGTTTATATGATTTTTGTAAATTTAATGGTTTGACTGAAAGATTATTAAGATATACACACCCTAAATTAAAAATTTTACATTATGAAAATAAAAATGTGAGATACCAACCTTATCATAAAGGTTTTAAGATAGTTAGAGAATTTAATGATGATAGAATAGTTAAATCAGATAAAGAAAAACACAATGTATATTATGTAGTTGATTTAAGTGAATACTATTATATTCCGTATGAGGAACAATTAGAGGATGCAATTAAAAAAGCAATAAAAGAACAGAAAAAACAAGCAGATACTAATAGTAATAAAGAAACTTATGATTTTAGTAATTTAGGAACTGAAGAACAAGAAAATACTACAGATGAATATTTAGTTAAGAAGTATCAAGCAAGTTTAAAAACAATACAAAAATTAAGAGATGAAAACAATTTATTAAGAAAATCAGCAAGAGAAACTTTTAGAGGAGAACAAGCCTTAGAGGAAGTAAAAACAAAACTATATTCAATGGCAAAAGATTTAAGTGCATTAGATTTTATTGAGAATTGGAGTAAAGAAAAAAAGTCTATTGAAACTAAAAATAATAACATAGGAATCTTAGTATTGTCAGATTGGCATATAGGTAAATTAGTCAACTTAGATGGAAATAAATTTAGTGAAGATATAGCTGTTCAAAGACTTAATAAACTATATGAAAGAGTTAGAGAACAAATATATACTTATGAATTAACTGAACTAAGAGTAGTTTTATTAGGGGATTTTATTCATGCACAGAGTAGACCTGATATGAAATATCAAGGACAGTATGTTGAAATTGAAAGTGGACTTAAATGTTTTTATCTTATAAAAAATTTATTAGATAAACTTTATAATCACTTAAATAAAATAGATATTGATTGTGTCATAGGTAATGAGAGCAGATTTGATAGTGCTAACCCTCATACTAACTTAAATGAAGTAGCTAAGAACTCAATAGACTATATGATTTATGAAATGTTAAGTTTAGCTTATAAAGAAAACAAAGGTATTAAATTACATAAATCAGATAATTATTTTGAAAATTTAATAAATATAGATGGATTTAGTTTATTAGCTATTCATGGGGATAAAATTAATCACACAAAATTAGAAAGTGAATTATCAAAATTAAAATATAAAATATATCAAGATACTAAAAAATCTGTAGATTATATAGTTATGGGGCATATTCATAGTGCTTTAATTACAGATGGATATAGTAGAAATGCTAGTTTAGTAGGAGCTGATGAGTATGCAACAAGAGGACTTAACATACCTGAAAGCTATGTTAGTCAATTATTTGGTGTACTTAATAGAGATACAAAAGAATTAATAATGTTTAGTTTAAAATTAAAATAATAGAGGAGAGATTATACTTGCATAAAGAAAAAGAAGATATAAAAGAGAATAAAGATAAAGAGTATGTAGTTCCAGAGTCAGAAATAATATTTAAGAATATTAATATGATGTTGTTTGATTTTGATACCTATAAGGATGATTTTCAATTCACACCTAATTTCCTAGCAATAGAGGGGGATTTTCAAGAGTTAATAGATAGAACACTAGAAAACAGATTAGTATATGTAAATATTGATTATTCTAGCTATGGAGGAGATTTAATGGTATTATTAACTCTATATAATAGAATAAAACAATTAAACTTATTAAATATTCAAGTAAATATTAATGTAGTAGGAGATTTAGCAAGTTGTGGTTTATTTTTAGTATTAATGTTAGCAAAAGAAAAATTATGTACATTTACTTTTAATACTTTATTTGACCCAGTATATCTTGCACATGAAGGATATATGAAAGTTTATACAAAAGATTTAAAAGATAATGAAAGCTATGTTTATCAAGCTAACACTAAATTAAAAGCTACTAATAAAAAAATGTTAGAGTTAATACAAGAATTTGTACCTTTATCTAAAACAGATATAAACAAGTTCAAGAAAGGTAAAGATATTTTCTTAGAACATAGATATATATATAAAGCCTTAGAAGATAGAAATTTAATTCAAAAAGAATTTCCAATAAAAGCAGATGTAATAGAATTTCCACAAGAAAATATAGAGAAAAAAGATAAGGAGTAGGTATTTACCTACTTTTTATTTTATACTTGACAAAGTGATAAATGTATGATATAATAAATTATATTAATTATGAAGGAGAGTGATTTATGCGAAAAATTTTAATGAGTTTATTTATTTTAACCTCTGTATTAGTAAATGCAGAGTATACAAAAGATTATAATATTATAGTCAACCAATTATTTGAGTTTGAGGGTAGAACTTTGGTTAAGGCAGAAGATGGTTATTCCAAATATGGCTTGACAAAATATTACACAAATGATATAATAGGATTGACTGAAACAAAAGCTAGAAAGATAATATATGATAAATTATATGGAAAGTATGATTTAGATAGAATTGAAAATTTAGCAACTAAACATTTTGTGTTTGATTTTTTATATAATACTAATCCATTAAAAGCTATTAAGATAATCAAAAAAGTTTGTAAGAATTATAATGAGGAAATAGATTTAGAAACCTATACTTTATCAGATAATGTAGTTGAGGTTCTAAATAACAACCCCCAAGTATTTGAGGAGTTAATACAAGCTAGATTGAATTATATTAGAAGTTTAAAAACATATAAAAAATATGGTAATGGTTGGGAAAGTAGAATAAATTGGTTTTTAATAGAATATTCTAACTATATTAAAGAATATCAGATACAAATAAAAATTAATAATTATATAAATAATTTAAAGGAGATGATTATAAGTTCAGTGGGACATAAAAGGAATGAATATAACAAATGAATTACAAGCAAAAATTGTAGATGATATTAAATATAAATTACTTTCACATTTTGAAATAGATAATTATAGTGTGGTTATAAGTTGGTTTAAGTCAGAGGAACTATATAAATGTTTTTATAAAGATAATCAACATAATATAGCAACTAAATTAGAGAATAGTAATTTAGATACTATTATACAAGAATTGAGGGGTATAAAATGACTACGGATATGTTAGAATTAGGTGTATTTAAACTTTTTGAAGATGGAAATTATCAAGCCTTAATACCAAGAGTTCAAAGAAAATTTAAAATACATGAATGTGATATAATAGTTGTAACTAATGATGACTATATTTATGAAATAGAATTAAAGGTATCAGTATCTGATTGTAAAAGAGATAGAGAAAAAGAACATCAACATAAAGATTTATATAACAGATTAAAATATCAATATTTTGCTCTACCTATGTCAATAGTAGAGGATTGTATAGACTTTATACCTGAACATTTTGGTATAATAGTTATAAATGATGAAACTCTTGAGGGTTCTTTTATAAGAAAAGCAGAGTTGAATAAAAAGCATAGAAGAATTAGTAAAGGGGAATTAATTAATCTATTAACCACAGGTTGTAAAAGATATTTTCAAAAATTAGATAGTATATGGAAAAAGGAAGAGGATAATGAAGAAACAGAAGAATAAAGAAATAGTAATTGATGGAGATTTTATATTAAGTATACTGGTTGTAGGTACTATATTAGCTTATTATTTAGGTTTTTTAAGTATAGATTGGTATGAATTAGGATATTGGTTATTTCATATAGTTGCACTTATTAGTTTAATACAAATAATAATAAAGGTTATAAAATTTATTTATAATAAATTTAAAAAGAAAAATAAAGGGAGTGATGTATAAATGGTTAAAGTTAATTTAGAGTTAAAAGAGATAAGATGTATGTTTAGCTATTTTAGAACATATTTTAAAGTAGTAGCAGACGAACCTACTAAAGCCTTAATAAAAAGATACATAGACAAAGTAGGTTCAAAATATGAAAGTGAAGATGGATATGTTAACTGGAATTTAAAAGAAGATATATTAGAGGAAAAACCTTTTACTTTTATATTTTTTAATAAAAAAGAATGGTTAGAAGAATTAAGTTATTTAAAAGAAGAATTACAAAGATTTGCAGATAAAGAAGAAAAATTAAAAGAAAATACACACCATATTAGACCCAAAGATAAATCTAATATAGGTAGTGTATTAAAGCCAAAAGAAGAATCCAATAAATATACAGTTAAATTAGATTTAACTGATGTAGAAAATACTTTTAGGAATTTAATAGAAGAATATACTACTGAACTGAATAAACCTAAGTATACACAAGAGATAGATTTTGTAAAAATATTAGATAGTATTAAAGAAGCAATAAATAATAAAGATATAACAATAGTAGATTGTATGGCTTTTGTATCAGACTTAAATGATTATTTGACAGATTTAGTTGCAGGTATTCCTAATGCCTAGTCAAAATATATTAATGTACCTTGAGTTAATTCAAAATACTCAAGGTACTAATGATAAAAAAGCAGTATTGAAAGAATGGTATGATATAGATAATTCACAATGTATTAAAGTAATGAATTTTTTATATAATCCTAATATAACTACTAATATGTCTACTAAAAAAATTAGAAAAACATTTAATGAACCTTTGTTATCTACAAATGATGTTAAAATATTAGATGATAGAGTAATATTGACTATTATGATGTATCTTATAGATAACTGTACAGGAACAGATGAAAATATAAGAGTATTACAGTATTATAGAGATTTATATATGTACTCACAATCAAAAGAGTTTTTAGAATTATTTATGTGTAAAGAGTTAGCAATAGGCTTAGATATAAAGGCTATCAATAGTGTTATTCATAATTGTATAGATATTATTGAGCCTATGTTAGCAACTAATTATGTTAATGTGGCAGATAAACTAGACCACTCTAAAATATATTATATTACACTTAAATTAGATGGGAATAGATGTATAATAGATAATAGAAATGGGATACCAAAAGCATATAGTCGTAATGGAGTAGAAATAAAAGGCTTAGATACATTTTTAAGCTGTTTAAATTTACCTAATGGTAAAATATATGATGGAGAGCTACTACCTCGTATAACCACTAATAAGAGTTCTAAAGACCAATATAAAGAAATTAGTTCTATTATGAGAACTAAGGGAGAAAAGCCAAAAGACAAAATTACATACCATATTTTTGATATAATAGATTATGATTTACCTTATATGCAAAGAAGAAACTTTATAGATAGTATAGAAAATACTGAATACCAAAAAGTTTGTGAAGTTTTATATAAAGGACAAATAAATAATGCTGTGTTTAAGTTATTAGATGAAGTTGTAGCACAAGAACAAGAGGGTTTGATGGCAAATGATATTGAGGGTATGTATGAAAGTAAAAGAGTCAAAAGTATATTAAAATTCAAAAAGTTTAATACAGTAGATTTAAAGTGCATTGGTGTAGAACAAGGAGAAAAGAAATATGCTAATACTCTTGGTGCTATTGTATGTGAGTATAAAGGAAATACAGTTAAAGTAGGTAGTGGATTTACAGATAATCAAAGAGATTATTATTGGAAACATCAAGATGAAATTATAGGTAGAGTAGTTGAGATACAATATTTTGAAGAAACACAGGATAAACAAGGTAATTTTAGTATTCGTTTTCCTGTTTACTGTGGTATTAGAGAATTAGGAAAAGAGGTATCTTATGATTGATTTTAATAATATAAAAGATAGAATGAGAATAATAATGTATGCCTTAAGGTATGCTGTTAGTAGAAGAAGTTATGCTCTGTCTGATGCCAAAGAAATATTATTAGTTTATGGTAAAGATTTACAGCCACACTTATTATATTCTCTATTAGATGATATACAAGATGAAATTAATAGATGTGGTACTGAAAATATGTTAGGTTGTAAAACTGAATTAATTTTAATACAAAATATAATAAAAGAATTATTATTAGAGAAAGGAATTAAAGAATGAGTTATACAGAAGATTTAGTAAAAAATTATAAAGCAAGACAAAAATCAATAAAAGTAATGAAAGAGGAATTTAAAAAAGTATTGGGAGTACCTTTTGAATTATATAAACAAGGTATAATAGATGCTTATACCAGTGGAAAATTTAAGTTTGAGGTTAGTTTAACAGAAGAACAAAAGGCAAAAGCAAGAGAATTAGATGACTTATTTTGGGATTACAAAGATGAAACTTTAAGAGAACTCTTAGAGGAAAAAGAAATAGCAGTAATAGTAGATAGATTTTCTATTAGAGCTTGGGTAGATGAAGGAGCATTAGCTTATATAATCATTTTCTTTTCAGAAGATAGTAAAAAAGAACAAGATAAAAAATTAAAAGAAAATTAAATTTTTTTACTTGACAAATGAGATTGAATATGCTATAATATAGCAAAGAAGATGAAACAGAAGTTTACAGCAATTAAAATTTAATTCTGATTGGTTGAAAAAGATATAACTTCTGTTTTCTCTTTATACTAAGATATTTTAAATTTAAAGAGGAGTGATGTTTATGTCAAATTTATTTATGAAAGAATTACAAAAATGGGGTAATTTAACAAAAACAGAAAATGGTGCAGTAGCAGTAAAATCTACTTTAGATAGTGTAGTAGATTTATTTGGTACAATAGGTTCTATGAGAGAAAATAATTATCATAAACCTGCAAGTATCAATCAAGAATTGTTACCTATGTTTGCTAAAGCAATGCAAGAAAATAAAGAGTTAGCAATGAAAACTTTATTTTATGCAAGAGATTGCAGAGGTGGAATGGGAGAAAAAGAGGTATTTAAAACAGTTATGTTAGCTCTTTTAAAGATAGAAACAGAAGAAAGTTATTTATTATTTGAAAATAATATGGCTAATATAGTTGAATTTGGTTCTTGGAAAGATTTATTAGATATATTTAATAGAACTTTAAACTCACAAGCAAAAATAGATATAGTAGGTTATATTTATGATACTATTCATACAGATATAAAATTAATGAATGAAGGTAAGACACCTAGTTTATTATCAAAATGGCTACCTACTATAAATAGTAAGTCTAAACATACTAAATTAAAAGCTAAAAAGTTATTAACTTTGATGCCAAAATTAGATTTTGATTATAGAAATTACTGTGTTCAAGCTAGAAAAATGTTAAAAGTAGTTGAAAGAAATATAGCACAACAAACTTTCAATGAAATTAATTATAGTGCAGTACCTAGTAGATGTATGTTATTTAATAGAAATCTATTTATGGAAAAAGACCATAAACATTTTAATGAGTATTTAGATAATTTAGAAAAAGGAGAAACAAAAATTAATTCTTCTGTACTATTTCCTAGTGATATAACTGGTAAATACTTAGATAGAAATAGTAGTTATACAGGTTTTAATGCAAAAATAGATACAGTATTAGAGGAACAATGGAAAGCATTACCTAATTATATGGGTAAACCTTTAAATGCTATATGTGTAGTAGATACAAGTGGTTCTATGTCTGGAACACCTATGGATGTAGCTACAGCATTAGGTATTTATATATCTGAAAGAAATCCAAGTGAAGCATATAGAAATAAATGTTTAGAATTTTCACATAGAGTTAAATTTGTAGATTTTTCAAAAGCTAATACTTTAAGAGATAAGTTAGATTGCTATGGATATGAGGTAGCAGACACAAATATAGAAAAAGTATTTGATGTTATATTAGAGTTAGCAATAGTAAATAATTTGAAACAAGAGGATATACCTACTCACTTAATTATTTTATCTGATATGCAATTTAATAGTGCTACAAACATATATGCTAGAAATTGGGATACTCAATTTAAAACTTTAATGGAAACAATAAGAGATAAATATAAAAATAGGGGATATGTATTACCTCAAATAATTTATTGGAATTTGAATGTTAGACAACCTAATTTTCCTGAAATTGCAAAAGATGGTGTATGTTATGTAAGTGGTTATAGTCCTGCTATTATGAAAGCAGTATTAAATACAGAAATGCTAACACCGTTAGATGTAGTTAAAAATGCAGTAATGATAGATAGATATAAAAATATATATTTTGGATAAATAATATAAGGCTAGAATAAATCTAGCCTTTATTTATAAGGAGTAATTTATGTCTAAAAGTAAAAGAAAAATTAAACATATAGTTTTTGGTAGTAAATTATATTTAAAATATTTACACAAACGATTTTATAAGGAATATGGAAAAAATAAAGTTAGATGTAGATTTAAGAATATAAATAAAGATTTTGAGAGTGGAAATTATTATAAGAAAATAAGTTTTTATAAATATTTAATTTAATAAAGGAGAGTAAAAAAAAATGTTAAATAATATAATAGAACTAAAAAATAGCAAAAATAATATGATAACAAGAGGAGTTATGTATGGCTTAGAAAATGCACTTAGAGTTAGTGGATTTCCTATGATAACAGAAGATAAAATAGAAACAGAGGAACAGTTATTAAAAAGAGGAAATAAATTAGGGAATACTCCTATGGGAGAAGGACACGATAATTTTCTTAATGGTATAATAATACAATTTGATGGAGATTTTACTAATAAATTTACAGTTGAATTTCAAAGATACCATCATAAAGATTATATTTCATCTCAAAGTTTACAATTTACAGTAGCAAAAAGAGATGAAACATTCTTTGATAAATATACATCTAAGAAATCAATAGAAGCATTTTTAGAAGCAAAAGAAAATTATTTAAACAATAAAACAAAAGAAAATTATTTAATTTTACTTATGTCTACACCTAATGGAATGAAAATAAAAGCAGGTATAACTACTAATATGAGGCAATTAAAAACTATGTATAAACAAAGAAGAACACATAGATTACCTGAATGGCAAGAATTTTGTGATTGGTGTTTGACTATTCCTTATTTTAAAGAATTAACAGGAATAACTGAATAAAATTTGAGGCTCTGTAATAGTGTTTAAATTCGTTCTAAACTATTTTTGGTATAATTAGTAGGGTAAAAGTTTTGAACAGGTTTAAACACTAAATTACAAAGTCTAATAAATAATAATTATTTTAAATAATATTTAAGGAGTGAAGATATGGATACTAATTTAAAACCTAGAATAAGAAATTTAAGAAATAAATTATCAACTTATAAATATGTTCATTTTACCTATTATGATGACTTAGGAAATGAAAAAGTTGTAAGTTATAAACAAAAAGATTTAGATATAATTTTATGCACCACTTTTTTCAGAATTTATATACATTCATTAAGATTTCATAGTAATGTAGAACCTGTTATTAATATTACTAATGTTAAATTTTCTAATAGACCTAATGAAAATATAAATAGTTTTAATAAATCATATAGGGATATGGTACATATTCAATACTTAAATTATGATGGAAAAAATGATAAAAGTAAAAATATTGCAGTAGAATATTCAAAAGATTATAGAGTTCAACAATTTAGATTTGATTTGGAAGTTTGGTATAGTTTTAATGAAACTAAAGATATGTTAAAAGCCCTAAAGGATAAATCTTTAAGAAAAGCTATTTTAAATTACACAAATGAAAATAAAATACCTGATGTAATTAATTATGATGAAATAAAACAAAATAGTAATGATTGGAATTATTTAACTAACATATTTTCATTAATAAAACCTTTAATATTAAAGAAAAAGAATAGAAGATACAGAATGTTAGGTTAAAATTCCTAACATTTTTTTTAATTTTACTATTGACTTAATTTATTATCTATGTTATAATAATTTATATAAATAAAAAAGGAAGTGATAGTATGAAATTAATAGAAATAAAAGGAGATTTATTTACAAAAGAAAATATACAAGATAAAAATATCTATTTAGTTCATTGCATTAGTAGAGATTGTGAAATGGGCTTAGGAATAGCAAAGACTTTTGATAAGAAATTTCCTAATATGAAAAATACACTTAAAAATAGAATTACTAATTTAACTGTTTGTGCTTTATATGATGACAAGGTATTTAATCTTATCACAAAAAACAAATATTGGCAAAAACCTACTTATATTAGTTTAGAAAATTCTTTAAAAGATATGGCTACAAGTTGTAAATTATTTAATATAAAAATACTTGCAATGCCTAGAATAGCTTGTGGGTTAGATAGACTTAATTGGAATAGAGTTAAAGCTATGTTAGAAGAAGTGTTTAAAGATTTAGATATAACTATTTATGTTTATGTATTATAAAGGAAGTGATATATGGAAAAGAGTTGTAGATGGTGTGTATACTTTAATATTAAGGAAAGAAAATGTGATAAGTTAGAAAGTGGTTTTAAATATGATAGAGAAGCTACTGTTAAAACTATTACTAATGAGGTAGAAGATGAAGTATTATCTGAATTAGCTAATTTAGAACAAGATATTGATTGTATTTTAGATAATGTAAGTGATATATCCTCAAGTCAAATACTAGAAATAGGTACTTTATTTGCTAATTATAAAGATATAATAGGTAAAAGAATCAAAAATAGAGTAGATGATGAATTAGACTGGGTAGATTATGAAGGATTAAAAACTATTATAGATGATGATGAATTTTATTGTAAATATTGGAGGTAGAATATGAGTAATAAAGAAAACAGAATAGAACTTAGTAAAAAGATGAGAGCAGACTACAGAGAAAGATATATAAATGATTTAATAGAGCATATAGAAAAAGAATTAGTAAACAAAGACTTAGATTTAAAAAATTATTTGGTAGAATGTTATAATAAAGGAGTTTATCTTTGTGAATTTGATGTAGATATAGATACAACTTTTATATCACATATTAGTTTAGCAGATAATGGTTATACTTCTATTAAAGATATGTTCCTAGATAATCAATATAAAGGATTTTTAGCAACAATAAATAACTTTATAATAGAGAAATTCAATCTACAAGGTTGTATAGATTCTATCAAAAGTTATATAATGAAAAGAGAAACAATAAACGAAAATTTATATTATGAATATACTTACATATCTGAGTATTTACATACAGAAATTATATTTAAAGATTAAAGGTGGGGGTATATAATGAGTTGTAATACTGTATTTGAAATACAATTTAAAGAAGTTTGGGATGATAAATATGCTTGGAAAATAGTTAAAAATAATATAGATTTTAAAAATACTGGTGGAGAAATAAAATTAAATAACTTAAAAATATATTCTAAATTTGAAGATATATTATATAAGTTTGATGAGTCTATTTTTGAATGGAAAATATTAGATGATAACACTTTAGTAGATTATTCTCAAAAATTAATTATAGAAGATTTTGTAAATTACATAAATAAAAAGTATTCAAATAATGCTAGATGGAGAGCAGAAAAAGGACACCATTTTTATTATATAACAAGTAATTCTGATGTATCTAAAACTTATGATGATTATTCTCCATATAAAAATTCTTATTATTATTTAGGTAATTATTTTGAAACTGAGGAACAAGCTAGAGAAATTATAAACTCTAAACAATGGAAAGATTTTTGGAATACAATTAAACAAGAAAAGGAGATTGAAAATGGAAAATAAACAAACATTATGGGCTTTAACAGAAGAAGGGAATAAATTAGAAGAAATGATAGAAAATAGTATTAATTGGGAAACTGGAGAAGTTGATGAGAATTATGATAAACTTATGGATTTAAAAGATGAAATTAATACTCTAGTTGTGAATAAAGGTAAAGATTTAATCTATGTTCTTAGAAAGCAAGATAATTATGCAGATGCTATAGATGAAGAGATAAAAAGATTACAAGCATTGAAAAAATCATATACAAAGAAAAAAGAGAATTTAAGTAACTATATTAAGATGTGTATGATTACAAATGGAATAAAATCTATAGAAACTCCAATAGGTAAATTATCAGTAGTTAATAATGCAGAAAGTGTAGAAATATATGATGAAACTCTTATAGATAAGAAATTTATAAAAACAAAAGTAGAAGAAACTATATCTAAGACAGATATAAAAAATGCAATAAAAAATGGAGAGGAAGTTCAAGGTGCTAGATTAGTGAGAAATACTAGACTAGCAATAAAATAGAGAGTAGATTACTCTACTCTCTTTTAATAAGGGATATAAATGGTATACAATAAATATAAAAATAAAAAAATAGAAATAGATAATATTAAATTTGATAGTGAAATGGAAAGCAAATTTTATCAAAAAGCAAAAGAATTTAATATTGAATTAGGAATGAGAAAAACTTTTATATTACAATCTAGTTTTGTATATAAGAATAAAAAGATATTACCTATAAAGTATGTATCTGATTTTGATATTGGAAAATACATAATAGATATAAAAGGTATGAAAACAACTGAATTTAAGTTAAAAGAAAAAATATTTAAGTATCAATATGGTAAAGAGTATGAGTTAGTGTGTATTTGTCCTTGTCCTAAAAAATATTTAGATAAATTAGATAGTAATATTATATGGGAACAACTAGAATTTATAGAATTAGATAAATTACAAAAATTGAGAAAGGAGGAAAAAAAGAAAAATGACTAATGAACAATGGGCTTATTTTATTTTTAATACAAATGCAATAGAGGGTAATCAAATAATAGAGAGTGAGGTGTTAAAACTCAAAAAGATAGCAGATAAGTTACCTCTTGAATACTCAAAAGATATACATACTCAAATAATGAGTAATTTTAGTAAAGATAAACAATTAAGAGAATGGATAACAGAAACACTGAATGGTTGGTTATGTTGTAGATATATATATGATACTTTTGATAATCCTATTACAGATAATTATGTCAAGTTTATTCATAAAATAGCAAGACAGCATACAGTAGATGAAGAAAAAGGTTATAACATAGGAGAGTATAAGGCTATTAATAACATAATAGCAAACAGACAAACAACAGAACCTAAGAATGTTAAAAAATCTATGGCTATCATAATATCACATTTTAATAAATTAGAATATAAAACAAGAGATAGTGTAATAAAATTTCATAAGTCTTTTGAGAAGATACACCCATTCCAAGATGGAAATGGTAGAGTAGGAAGATTTTTAATGGTAAAGCAATGTTTTGATGGAGATATAGAGCCTATAATTCCTACTTTAAAGGAAAGAAAGTTTTATTATAAACTATTTAGTGATGAGTGTGATATTAAATATACAACTTCTTATGCTATGTATACTCAATCTCTCATAGATATTGAAAAAACAGATGAAGAAAGAGGAATATTAAGAGAGGACTTGTACCAACAATATAATAGACTTGATTTAAAAAGATTAAATAAAGAGTTTGATACTCGTGATTTTTTGTTAAGAGATGTAGAACAAGGTAGAATAAAAAGGAAAAGTGATAAATATGTTAAACCTCGTTAATTTCTTTATATATGGAATGTGTATTTTTGTTTTAATAGGATTATACTTTATAGGAGGATTAGACTAATGAGTAAGGATTTAATATTAGAAAGAGTATTCATAGGTTTTTTAATAGGAATAATTATAAGTATATGCTTAGTAGCTATTTATATAAAGTTAATTGAACCTATAATAATAAATTTTTCTTGGAAAAAAGTTATAAAAAATAAAGAAAAATTATCTACAAAAGAACAAAAGATTATAAAATATATTCAATTATTTTCTTTTTGTGATATAGATAAGTATAACTACATAACAAATAAAGATACTTTACATAAGAATTATGATTATTTATGTGAACATACAAATGCAAATATTAAGAATACATTTAATCAAATATTAAATATATTAAATAGTATGAAAAATAGTGATGTTAGAAATGATGTTATGCTAACTTTTGAGGAATTATATGATATAGAAGATTTATCTAAGTTGGAAAGCTTAGATAATTATTTACAAAATAAAATTGATTATTTAACAGATTTTGAAAATGAACTAGAGGAACAACAAGAAATTTCAAGAGAGAATGAAATTATAAATAAACTTAAAGATAAATTGATTAAATTAAATCAATCTAAACTTTATTCTATTGTTAATTTATACTATAAAATTGGTATGTTAGATTTATTAGATATAAATAAATTGACAGAAATAATTACAAAAGATACAAATGATTTAGAATTAAGAAGTTATATAAATTCAATAATATTAAGTAAAGGTGGTAGATATAGTGCTGAAAACAAAGAAAAGAGCAAATAAAGTATATCATTTAGGAATACAACAATGTAATTTAGAGATTGAAAAATTACAATTAAAATTTAAAGAGGAAGCAAAAGATATAGGAGATGCTACAGAGTATAATCAAGTAGTTCAAGGAGTGTTAATAAATTATATAGAAATAATAAAAGATGGTTATTTGTTTTATGTAAGTTACAGAGGAAAAGATTATATTTATACTGTACCTGATATTAAATTAACAGCTAATGTAACTTTAAAATTCAAAAAGAAAATAGACCAAATGTTAGAGGGTAAGAAAAATGAAAGAAAAAGATAAGATTAAAGTAATATGCTTTTGCTCTAAAAGTGGTGTAGGAAAAAGTACAATTATTGAGAGTTTTAGAGGTAATAATAAATTCCACGAAGTAGTATCCAATACTACTCGTTTACCTCGTAATGAGTTTGATAAATCAACTCATATATTTAAAGCTATGAAAGATTATAGAGAAGATTTAAAGAATGATAATGTAATAGCAAGTTATAAAGCACCACAAGGATATTATAATTGGGTTGATTATACTTGTTTTGATAAAAATAAAATCAATCTATTTGCTATTGATATTTATGCTTGTCTTAGATTATTAAATAATCCAAAATTTGATATTAAAATAGTTTATTTAACTTGTAATGAAGTAGACAGATTTGTAAGATTAAGTAATAGAGGTAGTAATGTAGAAGATTATAGGAATGAATCTCATTTAGTCTTAGATATGTACGCTTACTCTCAATATCAAGATAAAATTTCTATTATAGATACTACTAAAAGAGAGATAAAAGACATTAAAGAAGAAATTATAACTAAGACTCTATTAGATTTTGAAAATTTTGAGGTAATTCAAGTAAACAATAATATACTTATTCAAAGAGTAGATAGTCAAGATTTAATACTAGAAAATGATGTGTATGAGGTAAATTTTGAAAAAATATTAGATTATATATTGAAAGATTATAATTATTTAGGATTTATTAAATTAGCTACACATACAGAAAATTATATTGAATATAAGGGAAAAAATTATACTTATTATGATTTTGCACTTGACAAACCAACATTTTTAGATTATACTAGATTGGTTGAAACATTATTAAAATGGAAGTGTGGTGTAGTTTATGATAGAGATTAACAGTAGTAATACAAAAGGACTTATAGGTAATTATCTTGCAACTTATAAGAATATTAAATGTTTTAAAGGAGATGTCAATGATTATGCTGAATGGTATAAAGACTTTATAGCAAATATAGACAACCCTAATCTAGTTTTAGCTTTTGATATTGAGGCAAAGAAGTTATATCCTAGAAATAATAATATAACTCACTTTGCCTTGAGTTATAAACATAATGATATTTATTATAATTATTGCTTTGTAGTTAGAGATTTAGATAAAGATTTAAAAGCAAGAGTATTTAATTCTTTAAATAAGTTTAAATGTAAGATATTATTACACAATGCTTATTATGATATTGGAACAATTAAATTCTTACATAATATAGATGTTAAATGGGACTTTGATACTTACATTCTTTTTCATACTTTGATGTCGCATAGAGCCAAAGATGATAGTGAAGACTTTGGGGATAGTGAAGAGGATAGAGGTTTAGGGTTAAAAGATTTTACAAGAGATTATTTACCTTATGGAAATTATGAGGAAGAACTAGAAAAAGAAAAGAAGAGAATATGTAAAGAGTTAGGAATATCTGTAAAGCAATTTACTTATGATTTGTTTTCTGATGAGATTATAGCACCTTATAACTGCTTTGATACTCTATGCACCCTACAAGCCTTTGAGATAGGTTTAGACTTGTTTAAAGCCTATGTAAAGGACTTAGGATTGAATAAATTAGCACAAATAATTAAAACTAAGAAAGCTACAATGGATATCTATATAAAGGCTTTTTGTAGAGGTGTAAAGATAGACTATGATAAGGTTGAACAATTAGGTATTCAGTTTAAGGAAACAAGAGATAGAACTGAAAAAGACTTTTTAAATGCTTTTAAGACTGAAATAGAATGGTGTGAGAGATTACATAGAGTTAAAGAATATGATAAAATAATTAATGAAAGTATGATAGATTATCTCTCTCATACAGCACAAAAAGGAAGTAAAAAAGGAAAGACTAAAAAAGAGGAAGATGGAAAACATTATTATACCAAAGGAATAGAATTAACAGAAATTCAAAGTAGAAATTTACTTAAAAAGACTGAATTTAGTATGACTTCAACAGATAAAAAGACAACTCTATTTGTAGAGGTTATGGGGTTAAAGCCTGATGATAAAGGTACATCAAGATATGAACCTATTATACTGGGAGAAAAAGAAGATATATTTAGTAAATGTTTTGGATATAAATTGAATGATAGTACTGGAAAAAGAGAAAGAGTATTAATGACCCCAAAAACAGATAGAAAATACTTAGAACAATATGTAAATCAATATCCTCATATACAAGATTTATTAGACTTTGGTAAGTGTAAAACAGCATTAAATAACTTTTTAGGAGTTGAAAAAACAGAAGAAGATAAAAAGACAGTAGATGGAACTACTCTAGCAGAATTAACAGACAAAGGACAATTTCCTTATGTGTATCCTAGTTATAACATATTAGGAACAATTACAAATAGATGTACTTGTAATACCCCTAATCTACAACAGATACCTGCAAGAGGAGTATTAGCACCTCTTAAAGAGTGTTTTAGTGCAAGAGAAGGACATAAGTTTTACTATGCAGATTATTCAAGTGCAGAAATAGTAATACTTACTGCTATAATTAATAGTAGAAGATTTAATGAAGCTATTGAAAAAGGTTGGGATTTACATAGTATGAATGTTTGGTTTATGCTTAAAGATAAAGTCTTAGCACAAGCACCTGAATTTGAAAATATGTGGAATGAGTGTAAGACTGATAATGATTATAAAAATTTCTATGGAACAATTAAAGAAAAATTTGAAAAAACTCTTAGATACCAATGTAAGTCGTTAAACAAGTTGGCGACTATAAACCTATCTCATATCGGTGGAACTCTAAGTCTATAAAAATAGATATGACAATACCGAGCTAAAACTCAATAGTAATATTGAACGATGGTGTAACGAGTTCTTATATTTTGCCTATTAGGTATATATAAGAGATAGTCCTTAACACTAGGATTATAAATGGTAGGAACTCTTAATAAAGAGTTAAGGTGTACTCTAAACCCACTACAAGAGTAGTGTAAATAGTATGAAAATACGGGTAGTTTTTGAACTTTTAGCTTAGCTTATGGAGCTGGTGAACAAGGTGTAGCAAAGAACATTGGTATTTCTGTAGATGAAGCAAAAGAATTAATTGAAGCATATATGAGAGCTAATCCTGAAATGAAGAAATATTTTGACAATCAACACAGAAAAGCAAAAGAACAAGGATTTATTACTAATCCTTTTGGTGCATTTCTTATGATGCCTGATGTGCCTAATGAAGATAAAAAACCTGACTATAATACTAAGAAAAAGATTGAAAAGCAAAAGAAAAAAGCACTTAACTTTCCTATTCAATCTAGTAATGCTTTTTTACTTTATGAAGGACTTATAAAAGCAGATAGAATGATTAAAGAAAAAGGCTTAGAGGATAAAATGCACTTTATGTTTAGTGTATATGATAGTTTTTGTTATGAGGTATCAGATGAAGTACCACAAGAGATTGTATTAGAGATACTTGAAAAGAGTTTTATATGTTATCTTAATGATGATTATTTAGGTATTGATATAGAAATCGGTACTTCTTGGGGCAATACAGAACACATTAAAAGACCTAAAAGAAGTAAAGAAGAAGTACAAGTATATGATTTCAGAGAGTTTTAAAAGGATAAATTTAATTTATCCTTTTTATTTTAAATTTTTATTGACATTATGAGTATTTAATGTTATAATAAAGTATCAAATTTTAAAGGAGTGATGTGTATGCAACAAATTTCATTAAAAATATTAGAAGATATGTTACGAAGAGAATTACCAAAGAATGAAAAAGGAGGAAATGAGGCTTTAAACTATTATTTAGACTTATATGACTGGAAATATGGAGTACTAAAATTAGATAAAATAACTACAAGAAAAGGTATGTATGATAATAGATATACTTTTATATTAAAATGTATAACTCCACATGGGACACAAATAGAAGTAGAAGATTATGATGTTTCTGGATTAATAAGTAAACTCTACTCTGAAAATAAAGACTTATTAGAAAATAATAATAGTATTTTAAATAAACTAATTTATTTGACTACAGTTAGAGATGCAAAACATATTTTATTTCTTTATGATAATTATTTTACAAAATCAGAAAAATCAATTAAATTAGAAATAATGTATTTTTTAGTAAATGATAGTAAACCAAGAATTAGTCTTATTCTATTATATAAATATAAAGGAACAAAACGATATATGGAATTAAACAATATATATGATTTAGCAACTGAAATAGATGAGGAAATTGAAAGGATAGGTAGATAAAATGGATAGAATAACTTTAATTATGATTAATTTATTACTTTTTGCAAGTATAATATCTAATATATTCTTATGGGCTAAAGTTAATTGGCTAACTAAAAAACTAAAGGATAGAGGATTGTTATAATGAAAGAGCCTATAAAATACTTATTAAAGGATAATCAAAGTGTAGACTATATACTAGATGAGTTACAAATTACTCAAAGTGTAATATATAAACTAGAAGATAAAGATAAAATACTTAGATTTATTAAGATGTTAAAAGCTAATTACAAAAAGAAAACAAAGAAAACTACAAACATAGCTGAACCTAAAGATTATGTTTATATTAACAACAACTCTATTGGTTGGACAGATACTTATAAACTAATAGACCAAAAGTTAGACCTAATAGACGAAACTAAATCTATAAACTTAAAGTACTATATAAATATAGACTTTCTTTCTGAAATTAAACTAGATAAGTCTACTAAGTTTGTAGGTATCCTAGTAACAGACACTTATGTAGTATTCATCTCTAGTACATATTGCATTATCTGTGAAAGAGAAGATGAACCTATGGAGTTACCTATTGATACTCTATTGCAGTCTAGTAAGGCTTTTAACGAGGTTCATAACTTAAAGATAACTAATGATACCTCTAACAGTTTTGAATGCTTAAAAACACTATGTGAAGGCTTCAAAATAGAAATAATAGACTTATTTAGAGTGAAAGATACACCAAACTCATTATACTTTACTTTATGCAAAGAAGCACTAGATACATATACCCTAGAGCAAAATAGAAAAGAAGATAGACAAGTAGATGTAAATAACCTTGTATTTAGAATTGCTTTTGGTACAGACAAGATAGTTGATGTAGACAACTGTAAACCTATGCTAGTAGCACACTTTCATATATCTAATCTTGCTTGGCTTATTCAACTGATTGAATATGCAAAAGTGCAACTTAGAATAGCAAAAGATAGTGAGAGTAATCCTTTAGTGTTTGACTTAGATGACCTTATGGTATTAATAATACCTACAAGAATACATTATTAGAAGAGAGGTTAGTTCCTCTCTTTCTTTTATTGAGATTTATGCTTGACAAGATTGCAAAAGTGTGATATAATATAGTGAGAACTGAAATGTTCTAGTAAAATATTATATAAGGAGTTATTAGGTGAAAGATACAAAAGAAAAGAAAATTATATGTGTTTATAAATTATATTTTATAAATGACCCAAATAAAGTTTATGTAGGAAGTAGTGTAGATTTTAAGATTAGATTAAATACACATTATAAAGAATTATTGGAAAATAAACATTCAAATATTGAATTACAAAAAGATTTTAAAGTTTTTGGAGTTTTAAATTTAAGATGGGAAATTATAAAAGAATTTAAAAATATAACTAATCAAAAGTTATTAGAGCAAGAATCCAATTATATTTCTATTTTAAAAGCATATGAAAATGGATATAATAGAACTTATGTTACTACAAGTAAAAATTGTTTCTATACTCCAAAATATTCTAGTAGAAAGAATATAAATACTTTACTAGAAGAATTTAAAAAAGATAGAATTATACATGTAGAAAAGATAAATACTAAGGAATATTTAAGTGATTTATCTTTTAAGCAAAATAACTATTCAGACAGCTGGTGGAATAAACAAAGTGTAGATTTTGTAACACATAGAATAAGTAGACTAAATGCTTACATAATTAATAATTATAAGTGTGTAAGAAGAAATATAATTATACTTTTTAGATGTAAACAACAAATAGAAAATATTTTAAATTTACCTTCTACTAGAGATAATAGTACAAAAGTTTCTAAAAATATAATAAATAGAATGTTTAGAGATGAATTAAAAGATAAAATTAAACATATAGGAATATTATCCTCTTTTCAACCTTTGAATTTAGAGAATAATACTAATCAAGAAAAAGAAATATATCAACTTTATGAATTTTTGATTAGATTAAAATACTTAAATATAGATACAGAAATTTATATACATACTCCTGTGTGTTTATATGATTTATATGTAAAATATTTAAAGACTGATTAATTTCAGTCTTTTCTTTTTTGTAAAAATATTTCTTGACATCTTTTGTTCTATATGCTATAATAGGTTATCAAGTTAATAAAGGAGAGTGAGTATAATGGCTAAAATAATAGCTTATTGTGTAAAAGAAGATTACACTGACCCTTTTAATTATAAGTGTAGAAATAATTTCAGTAGTACCCAAGCACCTCTTATATGGAAGTGTTTTAATTTTGGGGATAAAGATAAACCTATTTTAGAATGGTATGAGGAAGAAACAGTAAGAGAGGATAATAACTATGTATTATTATCCACTACAACAAGGTATAGAGGTGTTCCTATATTCAGATATAAGGAAATGATTGAAAAGGATATAGATAAATATATTAAACAATTATTATAAAGGAGGTCTAATATGAAAAGTGAATATTATTTAGTTGGTATGAATTTACTAAATGTTGCTATTCAATCTCAATTACAAATAGCAAGAGTGAGAGATATATTATGTCCTTATTACAATGAATTAACAGAAGAACAACAAAATGAATTTGACAAAGAAATAATAGCAATACAAGAAAAATATGACAAGATATATGAACAAAAGAGAAAAGAAGAGTATCAAAAATGGAGTGAACATTATGATAGACTATTAAAAGAAAAGTATAAGGGAGTTGATATTAATGACTAATGAACAATATGCACTATATGAAAGGTTATGTAGAGAAGATTGGTATGAGGATTTAACTGATGCACAAAGATTTAATTTTAGTGAAACATTTTGGGCATATTCTTGTGCTAAAAATATGGGCTTGGAAGAACTAGAAATAGAAATAAGAAAATGGTTGAAGGAGGCTGATTATGCTTAATGAACACCCATTAAAGATTAGGGTAAATACACTAGATGATATGTTTAGACAAATAAATATATTAGGTAATGCAGAAATAAATAAGTATAAACAATTACTTAATATAGACTATGACAATTATGTTTGGTGGTATGGAAAAGAAACAGAACATAATGTTAGAATCAATCGTAGATTAGATGCTATTTATTGTGCTCCTAATAAAAATTTAGCTGTTTATTTATATGTTTGGATGACAGGAGAAATACTTATACAAACTCTTTATAGAAACAATAGGAGAAAAGAAGAAAAATGTGTATATACTCATTTAGATAAGTTCTTTACTAAAAAGCAAATGAATGAGTTAAAAAATTATATGATACAACATTATGATAAAGATGAGTTTGGGGATTATCAAATGAAAGAATTAAAATATAAGGAGGATTAAAATATGAGTGAAAATACTTTAAAACAAATAGGTTGCATATTAGAAAAAGAAAAGGATAAGTATTTAAAGGAAGTTTATAATAAAACTAATTGTTTTACAGAATGGTATGATTATGAAAATTGTGAATTTTCTACTAAAAGAAAACTATTAATAGATGGCAGATTACATATAATAATATGTGGAATAGAGGACATAGTAATTTATTTTTGTATAAGAAAAAAAGGTAAAATACTTATGTGGGGGCAACAAAAGGGTGTAGTTCAACCTGTGATAGCAGTGGAAAAGAAGCTAACACAAGAACAATTTGATACACTTAAAAAAGCTATTATTGAAAAGGAATTAGAACATAAGTTATATATACAAGATATATTATTTCTGTAAGGGGGTATTATGAATAAAGAGTTATTATCTATTAAAATAAAATTGAATAATATAGTAAAAGATATACTTTCTGTTTATGGATTAAAACAAGAAGGAAAATGGATATATTCCACAACAAGCAATAATTCTTACTATGATTTATTAGTCAATAGTAGACTAGGTGTATTTAAGTATAGATTAAATAATAGTGAGAGTAAAATTCTTGTATATATTACAGATAAATATGCTATAATTGTTGAGGATAGAATAAAATTCTTAGTAGAATTACCTAAAAAAATAGACAATATTACAGAAGATGAATTTATAGCATTAAAAGAATTTTTATTACAAAGTACAACCAATTCAGATATAGAAAATTTTTTAAATAATGGAATAGAAATAGATTTACAAGCTATTTATGGTAGTAAATGTAGTGAAAGTACAATAAATAATATCAGAATGGTAGAGGAAGCTTTGTTAAATAATCAAATAACTATTTATGATATGAAAGATTTTTATGAAAAATGCTATCAAGTTAGAAATTTTGAAAATAAGGAAGTTCACTGGACTTTTAGATTAAAATTAGATGATGGTAAAGGTAATTTACTTAAAACTACATATATTGATGTATTTTTTATAGGTAAAACATCAAAAAGAATAGTTGTAGTATGTAAAGATATTGTAACAGAACAAGAATATACTTTAAATATTGGAGTAGATAATTTTGTGGAAAGTATAAGTGAACAGTGGAGGGATATTTATGAATTATGAAAGTAAAATTGAATTTATTAAACAAGTATTAAATACTAGACTTCTTAGTCAAGAATCTCAATTATATGTAGTATTTACAACTTTAAAAGAAATAAGAAATTATCTTGAAAATGATTACTCCAATAAATATTCAGAGGTATTATATGCTATTGAAAGCTTAGATGAGTATACAGATAATTCTGATATTAAAGAGATAATTAAAGTTTATGCGAATAATATTAGATTATTAATTAAAGAAGATGATGAAATTTGGGATAATATACTAAAGGGTAGTGAGAATTAATGGGAATTATACAGTTAATACAAGAATATATACCTAATAGAAATATAAGATATATTTTATTATGTGTAATTATATGTTTTGTTATTTGGTTATTAAAAAAAGATAAATAGGAGGTTATATGGATATTAAAAAATTAAAAAATGGAAATTATGAAATAACAAGAGAGTATTTAGAAGAGTTATTGGAATCAGATTTTAAATTAAATGCTTTAATAAATGGTGGAGTAGATAATTGGGAATACTTTGATGAAGTTGTTGAAAATTTTAATTTTGATGATATAATAGATTTTATTGAATCAATAGAATAATGGAGGAAATAATGGAAAAAGAAAAGGTATTAGAGATAGAATTTAAAGAAGTTTGGGGTAAATATGCTTGGAGAATAGTCAAAAATACTATACCTTTCAATCTTACTTTATCAGTGGTAGCTAATGAAGAAGTAAAATTAGTAGAAAGTCATAAAGATAATATTTATATTTTTGATGATTTTGAGGGTCTTTGGGATATATTAGACGAGGATATGTTATTATATGAGGAAGATAAAATAAAAATAGAAAATTTTGTCAAAGAAATAAATTCTAAGTATGGTGTACCTAAGAGATGGAGAGCGAATAAAAATGAAAATTATTATACTATACATGCACTAGGACATATAGAAATATATACAGAGATGAATACTCGTAGAGATTCTATATATTATGATTTAGGAAATTATTTTAAAACTGAAGAGTTAGCTATTAAATTTAGGGATACTATATGGAAAGACGCCTTTAGTAAAGCAAAATCTTTTAGTATAGATTAAATTTGATTTACAACAAAGAATAAAAAGATATATAAATATAAGACTACCTTGTTTATTCAAGGTAGATTTTATTATAAAAAGGAGAAAGATTAAATGCAAAAACCTAATTTATTAGAGGATAAACCTACTATAAATGCAGATGAGAATATTTGGGGTATTAAATTAAATAAGATAATAGATAAACTTCAAGCATTTGTAAATAGTATAGTAGACTCTGTAAGTGGAAAACTGGATAAAGGTAATGTATCATCTAATTTTGATACAGCAGAAAAGATAGAGAATGAAATAAAAAATAAGGTTAGTCAAGAGGATTTTGATAGAAATATATCAGATATAGGAGATAAACAAAGAGAAACAGATAATTTTATTCAAGATTTTCAAAATAAAAGTTATGTTTATCATCAAAGTAAAGAATTATATGATAATCAAGGTAAAATTACAGATTTAATAATAAGTAACCTTACAGTTGAATCTCTTAATGGTAATAGTGTAGGAGGGAGTTTATCTGAAGAACAAATAAAAACTATATGTAGTAAATATTATGAACCTAAATTTGATAAAAAAAGTGGTTGGAATTTAGATATTAGTTCAGATGAAAACTCTAATTCAGATAGTGTTATTGCTAGTACAAAGTTAGTATATAATATTAAAGAAAATAGTATAAATAAAGACTATTTAACTAAATTACCTCAACAATTAAGTATAGATGGTAATATTCTTAAATACAAAGTTGAACAAGGTGGAAGATTTATTGATAAAGAATTAAATTTACCTAGTAGTGTTACAGAAAATTGGGCAAATGAACGATTTGAGCCTATAATAGAGGAAAAAAAAACTGGGTTTAACAAAGATAAATCAGATGATTATAATTTAGGGGATAGCAATATATTAACTACTACTAAAGCCACTAAAAACCTTTCAGAAAGCTTAGATAAAGTTGTTAAAGATATAAGTATAAGTGAAGGAAAATTAAAGTATAAAGAGGGTCTTGTAGGTTTAAGTAAAGAATTAGAATTACCTAGTGGAAGTGGAGGAGGAAGTGTACCTATAAATACTATGTTATATACTTCTCAACAAAAAATGGAAACATCTACAGGATTACCTATTAAAAATATTAATATAGAGAGTATAAATGATAAGAAAATAGAGGATTTAACTAAAGTAGAGGGATTATATACACATAAAGAATTAGTAGATTTATCAGAATCTAACTATGAAAAATTTAAAGATGAAATTCCATATTTTGATACTTTTGATTTAAAAATAGTTACTAGAAGTAAAATGATTAATCTTTCTCAAAGCATATGTTTGTCATCAGGCTTAGATAATGGACAATGTTTAAGATATTTAATGATGGCAACTAGGGATGAAAGTATTAAATATATTAGTAAATATGAAGAAGTAATGAATTTTGATTTTAAGAGTTTAGAAGGATTAAATCTACAAGAAAATGAAATATATATAGGAGAATTTGACTATTATTTCTATTCCCAAAATGGGTATCCAGCTACTATATCAGATAGTAAAATATATTATAAATTAAATGGAAATGCAGGAGATAAAGGAAATAATTATTATAATACTTTTTTAATACAATCTCCAGTGTATTCTTTTGTTATTAAAAGTCAAGGGGAATATAAACTTGTACCCTTAGTAGATTTTCTTTCAGTGAGTAAAAAATATCCTAATTATAGACCTAATCCTATATATGAAAGATTATATAGTATATTTGATAAGGTTTTAAATGGAGAAAATGTAAAAGTTATTCATAGAATTAAGAGTAATATAACTTGTACAGGGCAAAGTGATAATGTTTCAATATATAAATTGGAGGGGGTAAGTTCTAATACTTCTTTTGAATCTTTAGGAACAAAAAGAATATATCTTAAAGTTTCAGGAGATTCAAGTGAAGGTACTGTAGATTATAAAGTAGTATTACCTAAGTTATATATTGTTAGAATCTCAGAAAGTACAATAGGGTTAGTATCCCCACAACAATTATATGCTTATTCGGATTGTAATTCTATGTTATATGGTTCAGAACCTTATGTATTAAGAGAACAAAATTATGTAAGAATGAAAAAAACTTCACTATTAGAGAATATATTTTTTGTTAAGAATAATAAAGTATATGTTAATTTAGAGGACAAAACTTATGAACTTAGTATGACTCCTGTAAAATTCCCAAAGGAAGATTGGGGTATTAGTATATATCATAATGGTTTACAAGATTCTGTTTATTTCTCAAATATAAAATATCATAATGTAGGGTTCTTTTCAGGTTGGCAAACTATTTATAACCCTAAGATGAATTTTAAAGAAAGTGGAGGACAAATAGATTTCCTTTCTATATATGATAGTTCTAATAAGAGTACATATGGTGTAGGTTATATTTCAGGTTTTATTTTCACATATGAGGATAATACAGAGTATAAACTTTCAGTAGTACCTAAGTTAGTAAGTAATGGAGTAAGTTTAATTTCCTATTTGAAAAAAGAAAATCCTTATAAAAATATACAAGAATATTATAAGATAAAAACAGTATATACATTACCATTTACTCAAACTTTTAATTTTAATATGAAAGAAAATTTATATCAAAATGCAATAGGTTTTAATTTAAGTAATAAAATGAATGTGTTTAAACATTTTAAACCTTATTTTCCTAGATTAGATGAATGGTTAAATGGAAATAATAATTGTATAGGTGTTCAAGGTAATAAACAAGTAATGTTAGATAGTACAATTAAAGATTTAGCAAATTACTTTAGACCTTTAAATTTTAGAGCTATGGATTTACATATAAATTACCTAGACTTAAATAAATTTATGTCTTTATTTCAAGTTATATCAGAACAGACTTATAATACAGAAACAAGAGATTATATTTAATTTAAGAGATAGACTAACCCTCTATCTCTTTTAATATACACTAAAAAAATATATTGACATAATTTTATAAATAGTGTATAATGAGATATAACATAAAAGGAGATGATATTATGAAATTATTAAATAGAAATAACTTAGAAATAAGAAAGGCATATTTTTTAAAGGCATTTGAAAGAGAAACAGAAGAAATGGCTATAATTTCTTTTGGTGGGTGTAATTTTCACTGTCCATATTGCAAGAGAGATTGTCAATACATAGATAGTCAAGGAAATGTAATAAAGACTAGAAATGTAAGTATAAAAGAATTAAAAGAACTAATAGATAGAGAAGCTATAAAAGGTAGAAGGGTAAGATTAAGTGGTGGCGACCCAAGTGTATATCCAAAAGAAAGTTTAGAAATAGCAAAATATATGAAAGAAAATTATAATAGTAAAATATCAATAGCACATAATGGAAGTAATTATAATTATGTAAAATCAATAATAGAATATTTAGACTATATAGCAATGGACTATAAAGCATTTTATAAAGAAAACATAGAAAAAATAACAGGAATAAATAACCCTAGAATGCATCAAAAAGAAATATTAGCTTTATGTGAAGAAAACAATGTTATAGTAGATGTTAGAACACCAATATTTGCAGATACAACAATAGAAGAACTTAGAGAAATAGCAAAGGAATTAAAACATTATAACAATGTATTTTGGACATTAAGAAAATATAATGAAGTTAAGGGTTGTGAGTTTAAAGTTCCAACAATGGAATATGTAACAGAGTTAGCAAAACAATTAAATAAAGAATTTAATATAAAAGTAGGTACTAGAAATTATTGGAAAGGTGGATTTGAAATATTTTAAAAATAAGTATTGATATTAATTTAAAGTTATGATATAATTATTTATATAAAATAAAGGAGGTAACAAATGGCAAATAAAAAAGATAGACAAACATTAAAAGCTATAATGTGTAGATTAGATGATTTAGGTATACTTACAATCTATAAGGATATGAATAGTGGACAACTACTTAAAAATAAACAGAATATAATAAATGCTATAAATAATTATTATATAGATGTAAATTCTTACAGTGATACACATATAGGTATAGATAGTGACTTAAATACTTTATTAAATAAATTATAAAAACACTTGACATATATTTTACGATATGCTATAATGAATTATAAAGTTAAGAAAGGAGATGATAATATGATAATAACAAGTATGTTAGTTGGTTATGTAGTAATAGCAATAATAAGTATTAATAATCTATAAGGAGGTAATGTATGACAGACTTAACAAAATACAATTTAGTAGAATTAACAAACAAAGAAATAGAACAACAAGGTGGGACACATTTAGGAACAGATACATATTTTAATGACCATTATGATGGATACATAGAACATAAAATATATTTATTAAATGGAAAACAAGTGGCAAGTAATGTAGATTGGGAATTTTTAGGAAGATAAAAGGAGAAGTGATAATATGACAATAGGAATTTTAAACACACCAATATTAACAGGAGAAGGAACATATAAATTAAGTAATATAACATTAGAACAAGCACAAAAATTAGTTAATGAAAATGAATTTATAAGTTACATAGGACACCAAGCAACAGCAGAAATAATAAGTATATTGTTAGGAACAGAAGTACCAATGAATAGAGAACAATTTAAACAAGAAGTAGGACAAAAGGCAATTATATTCAAGTTAAAGAGTAGACTATTGGAAGGACAAATATTATTAACAATACAAGAAATAGAAGAAATAGGATATGAATTTCAACTACTAGAAAGAAAAAACTGATAATTTTACTATATACATCAAAAAAGAGAGTACCTAAGTAGCTAACCCTACTTCCTACTCTCTTTTTTCATTCTTTCTAAAATAAAACCAACCCTCTCACACCTCGTATAACACATTTAAAACGAGTAAGGTATATAATTATACCTCTAATAAAATAAAACTCGTTAAACAGCCTCTCATAGCCTCAAATAAAAATATTGATAAATAGTGAATATTTTACTTGACAAAGAGATAAAAATATGATATTATTAGTTATCAAGTAAAGGAGAGTGAGAGAATGAAATATAAATATCTAAATAAAGAATATGAAACAATATCAGATATAAAGAAACATTTTAGAGAGTTATCAAAGAAATACCACCCTGATAAAGGAGGTACAGACGAGCAATTTAGAGAATTATATAAGGAGTATGAATATCTTATCAAACACTTTATAGAAAAAGAGTATAAAGATGTTAGAATGTCTGAAATGGTAAAGGCATTAATAGATGAGTTAATGTACTATGAAGATATGGAATTGGAAGTAGTAGGGGATTGGCTATGGGTAGATACAGATAGAAAGAATGATAAATTACTTAAAGATTTAGGGTTCTTTTGGAGTAGTAAACATAGTAAATATTATTACAGTGGAAGTACAGTTAAAGTTACTAAATGTAGTAGCTATTCTATGCAAGATATGAGAAATATGATGGGAAATAAGAAGATAGCCAAGAAAGAAAAAGAAGAAAGATTAGCAATAAGATAAGGAGAGTATTTATGAACAGACCTATAAATAAAATATTTGCAGAAGTTAAAGCTGAAATGTATAAGAAATTAGATGAATTAAGACAGGAATACCAACCAACAGTAGATGAACATATAACTTTAAATGTATTAGATTTTGATGAATTAAATAGTGTATATAAAAATGAGGTTTCAGATTATATTTTAGGTAGTATATATACAAGTAATTATTTTAATGTAAAACTGGTTATTCGGTCTATATATTTAAAAATTCGTATTAAGGTAGAGTTAAATACTAAATATATGCAAGGTACTTGGAAAAGATATGAATATGATTTAGTGGATATTAGTAAAGAAGAATATAATAAACTATATGCAGAAATACAATTAAAAGAAGCTAAACAAGTAATAAAAGAAGAACTAAGAAAAGAAATGGGAATATTTGCTTTATTTAGTAGACTATTTAATAAATAAAAGGGAGTGAATATATGAAAGAAAGAGTAAAAGTAAGTTTTTATTTACCTGAAGAGAATGAGTATTTATATGCTTGGTCTTTTGAGTCTATAAAAGATTATGATTTTGAGAGATTAGGTTATGAATTATATAATATAGGTACAAATGATTATATATTAGTACAGTATGATAAGGAAGATAAGTATAATACAAAAATATATTCTACTACACAAAAAGTTACTCATTATGGAATGGAAGAAATTAAAGAAATAGTAGATTGTATCAATAGAGCATATTTCTATATAGACATATCTGATAAAGTAAGTATAGTATTAGATTATGATAGAGATTTAGATAAGGATAGAACTAGAAAAAGATTAAATAATTATTTTGATAATTATAAGGAAGCACAGTATAAATATAATAAAATTATAGAGGTTATTAGAGGAGAAGTGATAAATAGTGAAAAGTAAGGAGGAATATGAAAACTATTGATGAAATCAGAGAAAATATAGATGATTTAGTGAATGAATTAATGATAGAAGTCAAAGAATTATGTAATGAGGTAAATAATTCTAATAATAAAGATAATATTAAGGCTACAAATCAAAGAATACAAATGTATTATGATAGAATACAAACATTAAAGTGGGTATTGGAGGAGTGTAAATATGAAAAGGATAATATTACAAACACAAAAAGTATTTAATGGAAGGTATACTTTTACACTAAAAGTAAATTTTGATAGTGTAGAACAACAAGAGGATATAATATATTATGTTGATACAGATAAATATTCTGTGTATAAACATAATGCTTATTGGTATGTTGGGAATAAAACAACTAATATTGAGTATTCTGAACATCAATTAGTAAATAAAACACAATTAAAAGAATTAAGTGAGTTAGTAAATAGAATCAATAAAGAATTAAACTTAAATAGAGTAAAAGGACAAACTTATTATTATATAGATTCTGAATTAATAATAAGAGAAAGTAAAGATATATTGTGTGTTATAGACAATAATTATTATGATTTAGGTAATTACTTTACAGAGAAAGAGAAAGCAAAAGAAACAGCACTTAAACTAAAAGAATTTTGGAAAGGTATCAAAGAAGAGAAAGAAAATAGTTATATATTTAGATTAAGTTCAAATATAAAACAAATAAATAATCTTCCTATGAATATTCAAGATGATTTATTAAATAAGATATTAAAAATATGTGAAATAGCAGATAGAAGATTAATAGAGTTTACCATAGAAAAAGGAAGTATAGATAGAGAAAATGGTTTAAGGATTAAATTCACTAAACCCTTAGAATTAAAAGGTATTAAAGATATAGAATATGTAGAAATATGTACAGAGTGTATCTATGGTATTGTAGTTAAACAGCCTAAATATATATTATTAAATATATAAAAATAATTAAAGGAATATGAAAGAAAATACTTGACATATTCCTTTTTTAATGTTATAATAGGTTATAAAGTTAGAGAGATACAACTCTCTTAGATACTTTATAAGAACATTGGAAAGAGTGAATAGCCGATTTATCTCGTAGACAAGTAGGAGCTACCATACAATCAGAGTAGAATATGTTAGAGTTATGCAGAATGATAGTATGAAAGAGATAACCTCAACTCAAAGAAATCAGAAAGTAAGGATAAGACAAAGGGTAAAACTAGGAGGAATTGAGAGGTTAGTAGGAAAGTATTTGAGTGATAACGAAAATCAGAGAGGAAAAGTACAGAAACCATACAAAATAGAGGAAATATAGACAAAAATAGGTAAAAGGAGTACGGAAATGAGTAAATTGAGTGAGGGAGATATGAAAGAGGAGAAAATAGGGGAGAATATTTTATATGTGTATATAATAAAGGGGGTCGGCAGGTCGAGGCGAGGACACCCTCACTAATATTCATTAGTTCAGTGTCAAAACCCACATACCCCCCCAATAATTCATTACTCATCTAGTATTATTTACCTCCTTGCATTTATTGACTTTCACTATCGTTCAAGTATATAAAATAATCTCTCTACTTATGTATTTATGCCTATTCTAAACTTCCCATAAATAGCCTAGTTGATAAATATACATATTTTATTTTTGAAAATTTTTGACTAGGAAAAATCAAAAATAGCCATATTAATAGAATTTTACTTATTTACTAGACTTTTTATTTTGGTATGATTAATCAAAAAAATAGTTGACATTTTCAAATATAGGTAAATTCTATTTTCCTACGAGCGATAGCGATGTAGTTCGTCGTTAAGGGGGCGAAACCACTTAGATTGAGAGAGTGAATTTTTGGTACAAAAAGAGAGAGTGGTAATCTTAGCACTCTATATATAAAGATAAAGGTTAATAAATAGATACAAATATATAGATAACTTATAGTGAATTTTAACAATTACTAATTGGAAAATTTTTCACATTAGATGGAAAAAGGAGGACAAATGAAAACTAATGAAGAAATTTTAAAAGAGAAAAGAAAAGCTATGGCAATTATTATTAAAAAGGCAAAAGAATATCAACTTAAACAGGTTCTTGTAACATATACCTCAGAAGATGGGGAGTATTTAGGAGAACAACTAATAAGTTTAGATTTATTACATAAAGCTACCAAAAAATTGAATTTAGCAAGACAAGTAGTAAAGCCTTTTAGTATTGTTTCAGAAGCTGTGTATAATCATTATATGCAACATTTTACTCAAGCAGAAAAAGGAAATTTCCTAGATTTAGTAGTGAGAGTAGATGCTTTTGGCAGGATTAAATATGGGGATGCTTGGTTACAATATTGTAGAACTCCAAAGGATTTTGAAAAAATATTAGGTATATCTTACGATAGTTTGAGAAAATCATTTATTCCTAAATTAATTAAATATGATATTATAAGAACTGTAGTAGTAAAGAAAAGTTATGGCGACCAAGAATATGTATCTTTTAATCCTGCACTTGTGAGTGGAGGTGGTTATTGGGATAGATGGTCTTTAATTGTTTGGTGGGATATTTTAGAAGAACATAAATTAGTATCCCTAGAAGATTTAATGGGAGTTACTGGTTTTACAGATAAAGATTTTGAAGCAGAATATATAGATGAAAATAAAGTATTACATAATATAAAAGAAAGTAGTAAATAACACTATAAAATAGCACTCCACAACTAGCCATTTCTAGCCTAATTCAGAGTGCTATTTTTCTTTTACATACCAATACAAAATGATTTATTGTACAAATAATAAAATATTTACTTGACAACCTCTAACTAATATGATATAATGAATTATGAAAATAAAAATTAATGTACGAGGGAGTGATAGTGTGGAAACAAAAGATATGTTAATAGAACTAGATAAGCCTGTATCTTATATTGATTTAGCTTTGCAATTAGGAATATTTAAAGCATTAAATACTAAATATGTTAGAGTGGTATATGGAGATGTCAAAAAAGAAGAGTTTATAACTTTTACTTTAGATATGTTAATAAATAACATAGAACAATCTTATACCAAAGACAACTGTAAGTATGTTAAATTTTTTATTACTATACACAAAATAGATAGAAGTATTAAATTCTTAAATATGGAAGGAGTGAGATAATATGAAAAATAAAATAGTAAAACCTAGTGAACCTAAATTAGAGTGTATGACTCTTGATAAATGGGAAGCATTACAAACAGAATTACAGATGTGGAGTTATAATTTAGATACTTGGCAAGATGATATAGTATGTAGTGTACCTACTGAATATGAGGTTATATTAGAACACAAACAAAAAGATGTATGGATATTACAAGAAAATAGATATAAGTATGATGGAGAAGAATGGTACTTAGAAATTCTTGTAGATATTGATAATGAAAATGAATGTGTATCTGTATATGAAGCCTATTTAAAACAAGTAAGGAAGTGATTTAATATGTTTAAATCTGATTGGGTAAAATTAAAACAAGAAATAGAAAATACATACTTTGATTATTCTAGTTGGAAATATGATATTGAACAATTATGTAAATATTCAATAGAATTTAATACAAAAGACTATGTAAAATTTACAATAACTTGTAAAGATTCTGACCATTATTTAAGTTTTGTAGGTTCTATAGTAGATGATGGAATACAACAACTCTATTATATAGATAAAGTTAGTTTACATAGAAAGTAGGTGGGAGAATGAATAGAGAAGATTGGTTAAATTTAATGTATGAAATACAAGATAGTTATTTTGACTCTATATGTTTAAGTAATGATATTCAAGAATTGTGTGATTATCCTATTGAAATAACAGTAGATGATGATGGGGATAATGTTATTATATCTGAATATTCAGACTATTATATACAATTCAAATATAATATTACTGAAGATGAATTAGTACATATTTATTTTACTAGATTATGGAGAAGGGATTAATAACTATTAAACATAAAAGGAGATAAAATGAAAATGTTAAAACTAGATACAAATATAGAAATAAATTGTGGAGAACATACCTATAAATTCAATATTGACCTTATGAGATATAATAGACTATTACAAATATTAGATTTTAAAGATTGGGAAAATCAAGAGGTATCTGTAAATAATATTTCTCAAACTACAATGCAAACATTTTTAAGAACCTTAGAGTTATTATATAAACAAAATATTCAGATAAATTTTAAATCTAAAAATGAAAGAAAATTACTAGATAAAAAACTTGAGATAGAATTAAGTGTACTTACCAAAGTAGATAATACTATATATCACAATTCTATTGCTTTTTTAGATAATATAATTTATGTTTTATTATCTAAAAACACTAAAATAGAAATAGATGTAAATGAATTAAGAGAAGATATAGACTTTTTATTATTAGTTAAGGAGAAATATTATGCAAGTAAAAATATTTAAAGATTCTAGTAGAGAATTACTAGAATATGAAATTAATAAATTTATAGAGGATAAAACAATAATTTCTATAACATTTAAAACTGAAGTAATATATAATAAAATTGTTTATATAGCTTTTATAACTTATAAAGAAGATTAAAGGAGATGATATTATGCTAGAAACAACAATATTTTTAAATTTTAATAGAGGAAGATTAAGAATACCTAAACAACAATGTATTATACATACAAAAGGAGAGGAATTAAAGTCTATTAAAATTTATAAACAGTATTTAGTTACAGACCACCAAACAAAAAATACCAATATAAAGAAAGAGGAGATTATTAAAGGTAGATTACAATCCATAGATGTAGTTATGTATGATGACAAAAATCATACTTCTATAACTGCTACCTATAAACCAAAAGAATTAATAATTAATAAACAAAATGTATTACAAGTAGTAGAGGATAAACCTACATTAGTTTATTACACATTCAAAGATTTTGCTTTTGAGGTTGTAGACTTTAATAATAACCCATTAATATTAGTTAAGAATATGAAGTCTTTTGAACCTTATAAGGACAAAGTAAATATACCTTATAAAGAATTAAACAAGACTTCTAAAAAGAGAATATGACAGAAGTACAGGGATTGGATTTAAACTTCATTCTGTTAAATAGCAAACATTCTAGGAAAAGAAAGTATAGAGCATTGTATTATGCACCTATATATAAAGTATATCTTGAACCCATTAAGAATGTGTATCATTTTCTATTAATGAATGGTAAGTTATTGGTAGTATCTAAGACACATTTACTAATAACTTTCTATAATCTTAACCAAAAGAAAATAGAGGATAGATATGTACTAACAGAGGAAGAAAGACAATCTAAAAGATATATAGAATTAATAACTAATATTAATAAATTATATGGTAATTTTAGGAAAAAAAGGTAATATATGAATATGAGAGTGTCTACTTTTGACACTCTTTTGTTATCTAAGGAGGAAGATATATGTATGAGATAGCAATATATACAGTAGAACAACCACAAATAAAAGAAAACTTAACAGTAATAGGTAAAAGAAAGCTAGTACCTGATATTGAATGTTATTTGTCTTTATGGCAAACAGATACATTTGATAAAGATGAGTTAGATAATGATACCAATATTGTTAGATATATTATATTAACAAAAGGAGAACAAAATGCAAATAGTTAAAAGAAATGGAGAATTACAGGAATTTAATCCTGAAAAGATTGAAAAGGTAATTAGTAAGGCATTATTAGAAACAAAAGAACAAGGTAATGCTAAGGAATTATCTCAAATAGTTTGTAAAATGATTAGAGAGGGAATAACAGTGGAGCAAATACAAGACCTAGTATTTGATACCTTAGTTAAAAATAACCTCGTAATCACTGCGAGAGAGTTTGAGAGATATAGAACTAGGAGAACTGTATTAAGAGAACAGAAACTAGATAAAGAAATTGAAAGATTCTTAGATTATGGCGATGATGAAAACTCTAATAAGAAAACTGATGTAGCCAATGTTAAAAGAGATTTAATAGCAGGAGAATATTTTAGAAAGAGAAGAGAGAAAATGCTACCTAAAGACTTATTAGAAGCACATAGAAAGAAAGCTATTTATCAACACGATTTTGACCAATGGGAAAGATTAACAAATTGCTGTATTTTAAATATTAAAGATATGTTAATGAATGGTACTTGGATAACTAATGCAACTATAAATCAACCTAATAGTGTTCAAACTGCCTTTAATATTGTAAGTCAAATATTTTTGTCTACTGCTAATCAGGAGTTCGGTAACCTATAATTCTGCCGAAGTAAAATCTTATGAACCTACTAGCTAGGTAGGGGTGTAAAAGCTATCGGTTTACTCCCTCTGAAAAGAGATAGAGTATTGGTAACAATATGGGAGATGTAAGAAAGCCTAAACCTAAGTCTAATATTTTAGATAAGGCAAGGTAATACCGAGAAATTGTTATTTTATCAACTATATAAAATAAAAGGAGTTGATATAAATTAATCGAGAATTAGTTTTTGATAATATTTTATTTAAAGAAACTGAATATGAAAATTATTTTGTGTCTAAGTGTGGAAAAATAATATCCATTAAAATTAAAGGAGGTAATGGAAGGACAGATATAACAAAACCCCATTACCCAAAATTAAAAATAGATAAAGATGGTTATTTGGAGATGTGTATTTCTATGATGATTGATGGAGTACATAAAAGAATATACCGAAGATTACATAGATTAGTATATGAAACTTGGGTAGGAAAAATTAAAGACACAATAAATCATATAGATAGAAATAAACAAAATAATCATATAGATAATTTAGAGGATATGTCAAGAGAAGAAAATTCACGAATAAATCATATTAGAAATAGACAATATGAGATTACTATTGAGGGGATAGGAACTACAATATATAAATGTAGTTATGTTCAAGATATATGTAAATTCGTTCCAATAAATAGAAATAATTTATGGAAATTTGTAAACAAAGGTAAAAAATATTTATATACAATAGATAAATATGTAACAATTAAAGAAATAAAATAACAATTTTGTAACGACTAACTGTGATGAGTGTAACAGAGTACACAAGAGATTAGCACTTGTGGAAGAATAAGACTACCTATAATATATAGGTAGAAGATATAGTCTAACCTCTACTATAAAATTATATAGGTATAGAAATATACATAGAGGTGGGAATATCGAGCCATAATATCAATGAAACCCTATCTTTCTTTGCAAAAAAGAATTTTAGAAAGAATTTTATAGATGTATATAGATTATTACACAATATATCTACTGCTAGTTTAGATGAAACTATATTTAACCTTGAAAACTTATATGGAGATATAGATAGTGGAAATGCAAGACTTGAGAAGATGTATGAAAGAGAGTTTACTGAAGCTAAAAATAAGACAAGAAAAGATATATATGATGCTTGTCAAATATTTGAATATCAGATAAATAGTATTAGTTGTCAGAGTTGAGATGTTTGGCTCACTTATATCGTAAGATATATTTAAAAATATAGAAAACCTTAAAAGAGGGTGTAGATAAGCTAACAGTATCAGTTAGATAAGACTATCAATCGACGATATTGATTTTAATTCTTTTTAAGAATAGACGAATACACTGACTAAGAGAACCTACGGTCTTGAAATATAGATAGCAGGCAATACTGTGCCGAATTTATTAAAGTATAAAAGGTGCATCGACTATCCCTTTGGACAAGCAACTATAAATAATTTGTCATCAGGAGTAAGGCTTAATTGAAATATTAAGTAGGAGAAAACCCTTTAAATTGAATAACTATACTCCTTATATTTCTATAAGGATGAATATATAGTCAGACCTCTAAGGAAACTTAGAGGGTTATGCAAACACCATTTTCCACAATTTCTTTTGGTGTTCCTACATCTTGGGAAAGTGAAGAAATAATTTTACAATATTTAAAAGTAAGACAAAGAGGCTTAGGAGCTAAACCTATGGAAAAAACCACAATTTTCCCAAAAATAAGTTACTTTTTAGTAGATGGTTATAATCTAAACGATACAGACCCATATTTTTATATAACAAAAGAAGTAGCAAAGACACAAATGACCTGCATTTACCCAGACATTTTGTGTGTAAGTAAGCAAGATTATGATAATGGAAGATATTATAGTAGGATGGGTTAGTAATATAGCCCAACAAATGTGAACTCATATTAAAGAGGTGTCTATATGTATAATATAGGCTATCGGTTTACTCCCTAGTAATAGGTTTAAATATAGGAATATATTTGAGTATGTAAGTGAGCCTAAGTCCTAAAAGGATAAGGTAATACCGAGTTAAGATTTATATTCATTTTCTATTAAAGGAGATGATAATATTAAAATTCATAAAGATTATAATGTAGGTGTAACTGAATTTGGAGAAATTATAAATTTAAAAACAAATAAACCCTACAGTAAATGGATAGATAATGTAGGTTATTATCAAGTAGTATTTAGAGTAAATGGTAAAAAGAAATATATTAGAATACATAGATTAGTTGCAGAATTATTTTTAGATAACCCAAATAATTATACACAAATAAATCATAAAGATGGTAATAAATTAAATAATTCTGTAAATAATTTGGAGTGGACAACTAATAGTCAAAATACTAAACATGGCTATGATAATAATTTATATAAGAATAAATATAGATGTGAACTTAAAGTAACGAATAAATTGACAAAAGAAATATTATATTTTAAAAGTATAAGAGAATGTAGTAATACTTTAAATATAAATAGAAAGACAATAACTTCTATATTAAAAGGTATAAAGAAAACAAATAATTATAATTATGAATTTGAATATAAATAAAATGTAACGACTATAAGGTGTATGTAGAGAAGCCTTGTACTTTAGAGATTAATACTAAAGGAAGTGCATTTGCAACTAGAACAGTTGAAGATATAGTCTAACTCTCAATCTAGGAATAGAGATAGGAAACTATCAGGAGAGTTGTGTAGAAGTAGAGTAAATCACGATTTTAAAAATGAAAAAGGAGAATACCAACAAGAAGGTAGATTTAATTTTGGAGTGCAAACACTATCAATACCTAATCTATTGTGGAGTTGTATAAGAGAAACGTCAAATTGGAATGAATTATCTTATCAAGAAAGAATAGATAAAGTAAAAGATAAAATAAAAAGTTATACTCCATTAATGCAAAAATCTATGGAATGGAGATATAATCAAGTAAAGAAATTAAAACCTAAAAATGTACCTATACTATTTATGGCAGGTGGAATTGCTAGATTAAAAGCAGAAGATAGTATAGAGCCTTTCCTTAAATCAACTCAATCATCTATTAGTTATGGGTATATTGGAATTGGAGATGTATTAGAAGTATGTACAGATAGACAACATAGCATAAATGATGAAATAGGATTAGATTTAGGTTTACAATTAATAAAAACTATAAGTGAAGAAGCAAATAAAATAAAAGAAAATACAGGACTTCCAGTATCGGTATATGGAACTCCTGCCGAAAGTTCAATATATACTTATTTTGTAACAGATGTAGAAAACTATGGAGATATAATACCTCAATGGTTAAAAGATAGAGGATATTATACTAACAGTTTTCACTACCCATCAGAACAATCTATAGATGCTTTTGATAAAATAAAAGCAGAAGCTAATTTCCATAAATACTCTAATGGAGGAAATATTACTTATGTAGAAAATTCAGGAAAATTAGAGAATTGGAAAGTAGCAATAGAATTAATGAGATGGGCTTATGAATGTGGTGTAGAATATTTTGGAGTGAATACAGTTAGTAATAAGTGTTTTGAATGTGGTTATGTAGGGGATATTCCTTATAATGATGAAAAGAATACTTATGTGTGTCCTAATTGTGGTAACTCAAACCCTTTAAAATTGGATATTACACTTAGATGCTGTGGCTATCTTGGGAAATATAATTTCACAAAAGCAGTAAAGGGTAGAGTTAAAGAAATGAATAAAAGAGTTAAACATATAAAACCTTTTAAATAAAATTTTATCTTGACAAACTATAAAATTAATGCTATAATATTACTATAAAATAAATGACCTTATGAGAGGCTTTTAAAAGAGTTTAAATCTATGTAGGTATATAATTAGTCCTATTAAGTTTTAAAATCGTTTTTAAGGCTATCTCATAAGCTCAATACAAATATTATAAGGAGATGATTTTATGGTAAAGATTAAAAACAGACAATTAGAAAATATTTTTACATTTTTAGTAAAAAATGATATTATAATAAAATATCATAATGGTACAAGTTTTAGATTTTGGGAAACAAAAGAGAAAAAAGATTATTATAACATTGTAGACCAAATAGTAAATGAAGAGGTTGTAAATATGTCAGATAATTGTGGTAAGAATACTTGTAAAGTATTACAAAAAATGTTTAATAGTAATTTAGTTCCAATTCATTGGCAATATTTTAAAGATGAGAGATTTAGTATGTATTTCTTTACTGAACATACAAATATACTACCCTATCTATCTCTTTCAGAAATTAGAATTTCAGATTTTGACAATACAGTAGAGTTAATAGTTATGTCTAGCTATAACAAATATATACTTAAAACTACTATTAATCAAATAATGAAATGTTCTAGTGTAGAAAAGCATACAATAGTAAAAATGAGAGAGAAGGGATTGATATAATGAGTATAAGTAAAGTAAACATACAAACTTATGATATATTAGGTAGACATTTTAATTTTAAGATACATAGTAAAAGTAGAAAAAATCATAAAAATTTATTTAAGATATTAGATAAGTTTGATTTTACTAAATGTAATGAACAATATGTCAAAAATACTTTAGAGATAGTAGAAATGCTTTTTAGAGCTGGAGAGTATTTAACGATAGCTAATATCTTTGAGGATTCTGATAATAGTATTAACCTAGAATTTAAAGATGTTATGAAAACCACAGATTTATACAAAGTATTAGATATTACAGGATTAAGTATTAGTATATCAGATAAAGTAACTATAACTTATTGGTTAGAAACAACGGATAAATGGGCTAAACATAAGTCTTATGAAATATCTTTAGAAGAACTAACAAAGTATTTTACTGTTACTACAAGTATTTATGGGCATTTTAAAAAAGAAATATAGGAGGTATTATATGCAAATTTTTATTTTAGTATTGGTATTTTTAGTAGCAATTATGATTGCAGGTAGAGTTATTTTAAGTAAGAAAGATAAGAAAAAGGAACAATCAAAACCTGAAAAGAGTAAAGAGGAATTAGCAAAAGAAGAGTTTGAGGATAGAATTAAAACTCTTGCTGATAACAAGATTAAAGGTGTTCCTATGGCTACTATCTTTTGGTATAAAGAAAATGTGAATAACTTTATAAATTATGTTATGAGAGAATATAATGTACCAAGAGAACAAATAACTGTGGAAGAGTTACAAGACTTTACAAAGGTGGGGGTATTTTGGAAATTATAATTAGTGCAATAGTATTTATAATTGTTATAGGAGTATGGGTATTGAATGTTATAACACCTATTACTTTTATCTTATGGTTCTTAAATTTATTAGGTATATTTACTGTAAATAGAATAGGAACAATATTATTAATAGAGATAGGATTATGGTTTATATTCTTTTTAATAATGTTTTATGCAGGAATGAAGGGTTGGTTGCCTAATAAAAAGTAACCCCCTTTACCTTAAAAGGTAGAATGCCATTACCCTTTACCCCTATTCCCTTTTTCAGATTTTCAAAATTTGAAATTTCAGAAATTGAAAAATAGAAAAAGGGGAAATAAAATAATAGTGGTAAAGCATATAAAATATGGTTAGAAACAAAAAATAACAAAAGAAATAGTGTGAGTAAAATCACACTATTTTACTATATTATGTGAGTAGACTCACATTTTGAGATAACTGAAAAGGATATGATAATATGAGAATTGCTAGTATTGTAGATAATGATGGTATCAATAGTTTAACAGGATTTACATTAAGTATATATACTCAAAGTTGTCCACATAGATGTCCTCATTGTTTTTCTTCTCAAACTTGGAGTGAAAATGGTGGAGAAGATTATTCTTTAGAGCAAATAAAAGATTTAATTTTAACAAGTAAATGTCATAATGTAAGTTTTATCGGAGGCGACCCACTTGCACCCTTAAATCGTTTAGAAGTTATAGAATGTATTAAGTGGATAAAACAAAATACCAATAAAACTTTGTATGTATGGACTGGTTATTCAAAAGAAGAAGTTGAACAATGGTTAGATATATCTATGATAGATTTTTTAATTACAGATAAATTTGAGATAGAAAATAAGAACTTAAAGATACTATTAAGAGGTAGTACCAATCAAAGAATATTTTGTAATGGTATACAAAAGACAGATAAAGAAATATTGGAAATGCTAGATGATTAAATGCAAATTAAAAGACACCTAATTAAAGGTGTCTTTTCTGTTTTCATCTATTTATTTTAGGGAGGTAAATAAAATGAAAGAAAGTGTAGACTTAGTTAAAAATAACATTGGGAGTGATAAAACCTAAGTCTACTTTATATATATATAATAAACTCTACTGCAATAGAGTTATTACTTTGGGAGGTGCTAGGGGAATCTTAGGGAGTGAACCCCTAGCAAATGTAAAAATGAAAATCCAAAAAAGTTAGGTTATTAAACATTCATTATAATGTTTAATAAAGATTAAATTAAATAAGATATTTTTATTTATTCTTAGGAAAGCAAGGAAACATCTCGACCTTAGAGAAATGCCTCGACCACCTCGACCTCGCCACCTTTTTTTAAGGCTACACGAGGAGGGAGAGAGCGAGGGATTTTTCCCAAAAATTTTCGTTCGCATTTAGGACAGTCTGTTCGATTTTTGAACTGTTTACTTTTAGAACATAGTGTTTGATTTCAGAACAGTTTAGATTATGTACAGAATGTTCATTTTTAGAACATCTTTGATTTTAGAACAGATTGTTTGATTTTTGAAACTTGAATGATTTTGAATTTTTTAATTTCTAAAATCTTAAATGCTTGATATTTTATAGCAGTTATTCAAGCAACTAACTTGCTATAATCTATCTTATTTAATTGCTAATGTTCTTGTTAAATAGGTTGCTATCTATCTAACTAAAAACATTATAACATACTTATTAAAAAATTGCAAGTATTTTTTTATAAATTTTTAAAATATTTTTAAAATGTAGGTAAATTGTGGAGTTGGAGCAGATAAAATTGAAATGCTATACTATTATATATTATATATGATTTTAGGTTAATGCTAGAACACTAGAAAATATGTTAGGTTGAATAATATTTTAAAAATATTTTAGACATTTTAAAATTTTTTATTGACATAATCAATTTTTGATGCTATAATAAGGTATCAAAAGAAATAAAGGGAGTGAATGAATATGCAATTAACAAATACACAAAAGGAATACATCATAAATAATTGTAATAATTTAGAAGATATAGAAGATTATTTAGATGGTATAGAAGAATATAATAATAATTTATTAGATTAATAATAAAAGGGAGTGTTAAAAATGAAAAAGATTGAAAAGGTATGTTATAATACAATTAGAGAGCTAGGAAGAGAAATAGTTTATAACTTTAATTTTGGAGAACAATTAACAGATAATCAAAAAAATTATATTATAAATAATTGTAATAATTGGCAAGATATAGAAGAATACTTTTATAATGATGTTATCCCTTATGACTTAGGGGTAAAGGAATATGAAGAAGACATCATTTATAATCATTATTATGATGTAATTAGTGCTTGTGAAAAAGAAAATGTCAAGGTTGGAGATTATGCAAAAGATAAAATATTAGAAATAATTAGAGAAGAATTACAATTTACATATAACATCAGAAATTTAGTTAGACAAAGTGGACTAGATTATGATGAAATAGACTAGAATAAAATAAATACCATCTTTAGAAAAAAATACTTGACATAATTTTCTAAAGATGGTATAATAGATATATAAAATTAAAAAGGGAGTGGATAAAATGGAAGTTAGAGAAATGAAAGCATTTAAAACTTATGAATTAGAAAAGAATAATAAAACATTAAAAGATGTTAGTACAGATTTTATAAAAAAATTTACATCTAAATTTAAAGAATATAACTTATTAAGTGAGTTATATAAAAAAGAATTTAGTATACTATGCTTTAATAACGGCTTGACTATAGTTATAAGAGAAAATAAAGACTGTTTTAAAATAGACTTTTCAAGAGTTTATTTTAAATAAAAAAAATGCTTGACATTATAAAATAAAAATGTTATAATAAGTTATAACAAAAAATAGGGAGTGATAATATGAAATTAACTAAAAAAGATTTTTATGAAAGAATAGCAGGAAAAAAGGTTGTAATAGACAATATAGGAGAAGTACAAAAATTAAGAAACAAACAAATAAAGGAAGTTTTGAATTGGTGGTATGCACAAGGTATATTTAAAAAAGAAACAAAAAAAGATAAATTTTTCTATATAGTAGAAGATGGAACAATAAGACTATATAAATATACTAAGATTAAAAACAAAACTTATTTAGTTACAAATAATTTTGTATATTATGATAGATTAATTAATACTCACAAAAGAAATACAGAAACACAAGTAAAATCTAAAGATGTTATAATAAATGAATGCTATTTTAATAAAAAAGATATAGAAATTTTATCTAAAAATACATTTAAAACTTGTAATAGTGAATGTATTTACAGAATACTAGATTAAAACATCTAAGACTAGCTAAATAATGCTAGTCTTTTTTTTTATTGTATTATTAGAATTAGGAGCAGGTTAAAAAGTCCTATATTTTTTATTAAATTTAAAATTGATTTTAACAAGTTTTAAAAGACATCTGATAGTTTTAAATTAGCAAATGCTGGAAAAGTAAATAATACAATATTTAATGAATGGAAGTTATTACATCTATAAAATATTTTTTAATGCAGGAAAGCTAGATAAAATGGTTAGTTATGGAGAAAATAGAAAAATATTTAAAATTTAGTATTGACATTTTTTATAAGGTATGATATTATATACATAGTAAAGGAAGTCAAGAAACATTGAAAAATTAAATAAAAAATATTTTTAAAAAAGTATTGACATTTAATTCTAAATATGCTATAATGTATCTATAAAATAAAAGGGAGTGAATAGAATGAAAGAAATAAGATACACAAAAAATGATTTATTAGAAATAGAAAAGGAAGTAAACAATTTAATAGAGTTAATAAACTCTAATTTAGATAAATTTACACTTTATAATTATAAAGTTTATGATTTTTTTAACGAGTTATATAAACATAGTCAAAAAATAAATAAAGATTATAATTTAGACAATGTTTATAGCTTTTTAGAGTCTAATTGGGACATATGGGAGCAGGATAAAAAGTATGAAAACTTGTTAGAAAATTGTAAAGAGTATCAATATAATAGAACAAGTAGTAGATATTTGACTAATTATATAATAACAGATTATACACATGATGTAAATTTAAAAAATAAAAAGCATTATAATTATGATACAACTTTAAATAGTTTTACAGGATTTCTATATGAAATAGGTATAATTAATATATGTTGTATTTCTGATTTTTGGGAAAACTTAAAAAAATCTAATAAAAGTCAATTATGTCTTTATATACAAGAATATGTTTACAGTATAAATGATTTTATTAAAGATATAAAGGAAGTTATAGAGTACATACAAGACTTTATAAAAGCAAGAGAAAATATTGAAAATTATAAAAGTTTGTGTAATTTAGAAAATTATTTAGAGTATTTAGAATTAAATGAAATGGAGTTTTAAAAGGGGGATATATGATAAGAGTAAAAAATGCAACTTATAAACATTTACAAGAATGTTTAAATGCAGTTTATATAGAAAAAGGCGAGTATGTAGAAATAGATGAAGGTTGCTTATTAGATAATTACACTATAGATAAAGTTGCTATAAATTTTGATGTAAAAAATGAATTTATTAACTTTATTAGAAAATATAATAATAGATTTAATACAATAAAATTTAAAGAAATATACTTAAATAGTTGGAGCAGTGGATACGAAGTATATTTAATTTAAGGTTATCTATATAGATAACCTTTTTTTTTATTGGTGCAGGTGCAGGAAGTGAATCAATTATATCCGATATTTTTTATTATATTTTAAAGCTATTTTAAGAGCAGATAAAATATTATATAGCTATATCTATTAAAACAGTTTTAAAGGCTATATAATAGCTTTACTTTTTAAAGTATAGATATAATTACATTTTCTAAAATTTTAAATTTAAGAATATAGATAAATTGGAAGTTTTAAAAATATTTATAAAAATTAAAAAAATATATTGACATATTTAGGAAATGATGCTATAATAGGTTATAATCAAAAAGGGAGTTGATGTTATTGAAGACTAATTTAGAAATATTTAGGGAAATAAAAAACATTATGGAAGAAAAAATAAGTAAATTTAATTTAGATACATCTAATATTTTAGATGGTATGTATTATCTAAATGGTAATGATAGTACAGAATTTGACATTTTAGTTAATGGTAATTTATGCGAGTTAGCATATTTATACAAGAGCAAATACATAGCAGTAAAAAGCTATGTATGTACAAATGGAAGTTTGTTAGTTTATACATTCAATGATAAATTGGAATGTATAGACGAATACAAAAAAGAAAATTTTATAAATTATGATGAATTCGTAGAATTTTCATCAAATGTATACGAATTTACAGATTTTATCGGTATTTATGATGAAGTTATTATGGAAGGTATTTTTAATGAAAAATACATTTCAAGAGATTTTATAGCAGAAAATGAAGAATGCGAAGAAGAATATTATTAAAGCTAGATAAATTCACAAGTTGCATAGGTTAATAAAAAATTTATGCAACTTGTAAAAAAAAGATTGACATAATAAAAAGAATATGGTATAATAGGTTATAGTAAAATTTAGGGAGTGATTAGAATGAAAAAACAAAAACAAGAATTTATAGAATATCTACAAAAATATAATTTTACATATTTTTGGAATAAAAAATTACATTTTGTATTATATAGGGGCTTTAACATTTTACAGGCGACATCATTAAAAAAATTAAAAGAAAAATTTGAACAATATTTAATATTAAGAACGAATTAAAAAAAATACTTGACATTTAATTAAGAATATGGTATAATAAATTATAATAAAACTTTAGGAGGTAAAAAATGAATAGAAGAGCAGAATTGTTAGGAGAACTAGCTAAAGAAATATGTTGGTATTCAGGAGGTTATGAAGACATTGTAGATGTCTACAATAGCATAGAAGAGTTAATTGAATCTAGTGGAAAAACTGGAGAAGAAATTGTTAGAGCAACTTTCTTTGGAGATATACAAAGTTGGAATGATGACTATTTTTACATTGACGCTTATGGGAATTTCTCAAGTTGTTGTGAAAAAACACATGAAGATAATATTTTATCACAAGAAGAAGAAATTATTAGTGATTTTATTGAAATTTTTAAAGATAATTTAGAAGATTTTAGAGAACAATTAGAAGAATTAGGAATAGATATAGATAATTTAGACTAACATTTACTTTTTACCTAGTATTCTGATTTAGAATACTAGGTAAATGAAAATTAAAAAGGGAGTTGAAAATTATGAAAAAAATATATCATAAAAGTATTGAATTATCTGGAATAAATAAATATTATAATGGTATTTATCATAATGTTTTTATTATATTAGATAAAAAAGAAAATAAATACAATTATAATATAAATTTAAAACTTATAATGAATAATCAAATTTTGAAAACTGGAGAAATTAAAGGTTTTAATAAATCTATTATGTCAATATACAAAAAAGACATAAAAGATATAGTAAATATAATAGAAAGAAATAACACAATAAAACTTGATTTTAAAAATTTAGATAAAAAGGAAATTTACATAAATAATAATTTATTTAGATTTAGAGAAATAATAAAATTACAAGAATTTGTTAAGGAAGTAACTCTATGAATACAATAATAGAATTATTAAGTGGACTATATATCCCACTTGTATTGGCTTGGTTGGTATGGTATACTAAAAATCATAAATAATAATACTAATATAGTGTTTACCTTTTAACCTCTTTACCTTATCCCCTTTACCAAAAAATGATAAATTGAGATTTTGGAAATAGAGAAAAGGTAAACACAAATAATAAAAAGGGAGTGAAAATATGAAAAAACAAGATTTAATTAATTTAGGAGATGTATTAACAAGTAAAGGAATCAAAAATACTAAAAAGATTTTAAATAACTATCTATATTTTTTAGCAGAAAATAAAATAAATGTAAAAAGTATTCAAGAAAATTCTAAACATATTAATATAGTGTATAGCACTAAGACAGGAAAAAAAGAATACAAGCTACATTTAGATAATACAGAAATGAAAGCAAATAAGTTGCTTGTATCTATTAATTAATCTATATTAAAATTTAAGTGTTGGAGGTGGAATTGTGGGAAAATATAAGTATACATTGTTTTTTATATACATAATTAGTTGTAGCTTTATAATTAAATTAAGTTAAAAATATTCAAGACATCTATTATAAATTATAGTAGATGTCTTTTTAATTGGAGCAGGAAAAGAGTTATAATATAAATTTAAGGCTATCAGATGTATTAATTTAGAGTTTTAAGAGTTAAGGCTATAATTTATATATCTAAGTTATTAGAACTATTTAAAACATAGTATAATAGCTTTAAAATTAAAATAGATAAAAGAAATAATTACAGATTAAAGTTTTATAATGGAAGTCTTGGAGTTGATGCAGGAAATGTATATAAAATCTATGCTAGAATCTAATATCTAATTTAAAGAGTTTTAAGGCTATAATTTAGAGTTTTAAAAGTTGGCTATATAAATTATAGCTAAAACAGTTAAAACAGTTTTAAAAGCTATTATACAAGCTAGAATTAATATTATAATAAGAGTGGAAGTATATAGATGCAAGTTTAGACATATAAAGCTAGATTAAATTATAATTTCTATCATAGAAATTAATATCAATAATAACTATATTACACAATATAAAATATGATAGAAGTATGATTTTATGGTTAGTGTAATGATTGATGCTGGAGCAAGTTTAGGAAATTTCAAAGTTAAAGCAGGGAGAAAAGCCTCGAACCTCGAGCAAATCAATATTACATATATAGGAAAATGCAAGAAAATAGCCAAAAATTGAAAATTTTTTTATTTTGATTAGCAAAATATTTATTTTGACTCTCAAATTATTTGATTATCAAAGTATTTTATTTTATTATCAAATCAAATATTTAGCCTCCCAAACTATTTGAAAAATTTAATTTAATTATAAAAATAAAATATTTGATAAATTAATTTTGATTATAAAAGTAAATTATTTGAATAATTTTAGAAATTTCTTAAATTAAATTATTAGATATTTTTATATAAATTTATTAGATTAAATATTTTAACAATTTTAATTTAATTATCTAATAAAATTATTTTAAATTTTTTATGAATTTATTAAACCAAAATATTAGATGTCTATTTAAAATTTTATAGAATATTAATAAAAAAATTAAAGTATTATACAGTGTTTAGAGGAGTGGGAAAATGTACTATTGTGGAACACTTGCATTTTAAGGCTTTTATAAGCCGTTTTAAAGCATTTTAAATTTAATGATATAATTATATAGATATAGTCTTTAAAATGATTTTAAATGATGTTTTAAAAGGTTGGTATCTTAAATATAGATATAATGTTAAATTGATAATTATTTTTTAATGATTTTATTTAACTTTTAAAAATTCTTTAAAAAATTTTAGCAGATTATAGACTTTATTAGTTGCAAGTGCTGGAGAAATGTAAAGTTTAATAGAATAAAAATTTTTATTGACATAATCTAAAAAATATGATAATATGTACACAAGCTAGAAAATAGCTTGAAAAGGACATTAACAATTAAATAAAAGCCGATAAATTCGGCACTAAGGGAGGTTATTTTTATGATTAAATTTAAAAATGGAGCTTTACAAGTAAAATTTTTAGATAGTACAATTATAGTAATATCTAAAAAGAGAAATGTTTTTAATCTTTTAAATAGTGAGGATATAGAAACATTACAAGAACTTGAAAATAATATAAAAGAATGTAAAAACTCTTTTAAATTTAAGATGTCTTATATAGAAAAAAAGGACATTTTAAAAGTTGTTTTAAATGGTATTGTTTATTCATTAAATGCTATACTTGTATAGTATTTAAAAGCTGGTAAAATGATTATTTTAAATTAAAAATATTAAAATTTATGGAGGTATTAAAGATGTTAAATGTAAAAAATATTAGAGTGATGGAAGAAATGGCAAAAAATCAATATATTTTAGCAACTGGAAAGGATATTATATTTCAATCTTATAATAGTACAATAGCTATTGTAAGATGTGGAGAGTTAATTTATATAGGTACAGACTGGAACTATAGCAAGACAACAAGTAAATTCAGAAATTTATTTTTTAAAAAATATCTAAAAAAATTAGATACAACTAAAGAACTAAAAAAGTATATAGCTGAATTTATGGAGTATTCAGGACAGGACGATGCTTATATAAGTAAAGAATATAAATACATTTTTAGATAAAGAGGTGTATTTATGATTTATGTTAGTATACTTATAATAATCTATATTTTTATAATAAAAAAATGGTAGAAATACCATTTTTTTTATAGTTTATAATGTATCATATTTTATATACACAGTATACATCAGTACAATAATGTGTATAATAATTATAATACACATTATTAGCAACTATCAATAAAATGCAAGGTTAAGAGTATTTTTATAGGGATAATGAATTTATGGTATTTTGAAGGTTACATCTATTTAAAAGCATTATAATGCTATAATTTAAAGTTTTATGATAGAGGTATACAATTATATAGCTATATAGATTAAAATAGTTTTAAATGCTATTATAGACATTCAAGTTTATAAATTTAATATTAAATGTATTTTAGATTCAAGAAACATCATATTTTTATTATATATAAAATAAATATGTATCATATATTCTTTATATTTGAAATTTCTTGAATATACTATAAAATGTATAATATAAGATGTTAAAAGGACATCTAAAAATAATATTAAATAAAAGCCGATAAATTCGGCACTAAGGGAGGATTTAAAATGAAAAACTTAGAAAAGAAATTAAATAAAAAGTATGTAAAGATGGCTAATTCTTTACATAGGGCTTTTATGTTAAAAGCCAATAATACTGGGGATACAGTCGATTATTGGCTAGAGTTAGAAAATAAATTTATCTCTTTTTCTCAAATAAAAAAAGAGATAAAAGGAGATTTTGAGTTCTATGCACTTGTATGGAATTTATAAAAACGGCTTGTTATAGCCGTTTTTTTTTATTTTATTGAGGATATTTAATTTAAAATATACTTATAATATAGATTTTATCTGTATTTAAAAAATTTATAGAAAAATTAAAAAAAAACTTGCAATTTTTAAAGATGTATGATATTCTAATAATATAAAGATGTATTTACATCAGAAAATAAAAATATGGAGGTATTACAAAATGGAAAAAAGAGAATTTAAAATAACAGGTTTAGGAGAAGTACAATATATTTTATATGTAGAAAATAACATTTTACATATAAAAGCAAAAAAAGAATATGAAAAGCATTCAACTTATAGAGTGCTAAAAGGGGATATAAAACATATTTTATCGGCACTTGATACGATAGAGTATGTAAACGGAGATAGCCAAAAATTTAATATTGGCTATCAAGCTAAAAATATAATATTTTATTTAGTTCAGGAAAAACATAATTTACATAAAAATATATTAGAGTTTAAAGCAATTCTAATAGATAGAAAAGAAATTTAATAAAAGCTGGTAGAAAATACTAGCTTTTTATTTTGGTTCAGGAAAATCAATTTAATTTTATTAAAATTTTTCTTGCAATATGTATTAAAATATAGTATAATTATAATGTAAAATAATAAAATTTTAGGAGGTATATTATGAAAATAGAAAGCAAGTTTGCAATTTTAGAGGTGTTAGGGGATACCTTAACATTTAAAAATAAGGTTCATAGTAAATATAAAAAAGGTATTTACAATTTTAAAATTGTAAATACTGAGGATATAGAAAAAATCAAAGAGTTCTTTAAAAGATTCAAGAACTCTATGTATATTAATTTCTATCATGATTTTGAAAATGATAGAATTGAAATTGAATATCAAAGTATTAAGACATCTAAGATATTAGATAGTATTATAGTAGATGTCTTAGATTAAAAGATTAAAGCTATCTAAGTAAGATATTAGATAGCTTTTTTGTTCAATAAAATTATATAATAATAATTTAAGATTATAGATTCAAGAAGTCTATAATCTTTTTTATTGCATCAGCAGAAAAGAAAAATTTAAAATAACATATTGACAACTAAAATAATTTATAGTATAATAATAAGTTTATATTTAAGAAAAGGCTATAAATTATTAGTGTACTAATTTAATCATATATGAATGATGCTAGAGAGGTTGCAACCTTGCATAAAATGGACTGTTAAAAATTAATTGACATTATTTGAGGTTTTATAGACATAAAAGGTATTATTATACCAAAAAATAAAATAACACCTTTTAAAATTGATTATAGAGCCTCAAAGCTAGACATTGCATAAATAGAGGAGTTGAGGCTGTAATATTTTAGGATTGATGTACTAAAAACGATAAAATAACAGTAGTATAGAAATTTATATACAATTATACTGAAACACACTGTAATATATTAATACATAAGAGAAAAGGCATTCAAGTATAGGTAAATAGTATAGTTGAATAGAGTAGAATAAAAAGGGAGTATTAAAAACATACAAGGATAATTGAATAAAAACATATTGATTAAATACATAAAATATAGTAAAAGTCAATAGATTATTTTAGAACAATAGATGTATATTATTCTAAGATATAAACATATATTAGAACCTATAAACATACTGTACTATAATTGAATGAATGTAATGAATGAAATTCAAAAAATGAATATGATAGTAAGGAAATAGAACAGGAGAGATAGAAATTGTTAGGTATTGGTACAAGTGTTAGGTATGTGAATATATTGTACGAGATTAGTTAAATAGGTGGTGGAGGTGTATGGGACTAGGACGCTACCTGTTCTATTTCAGAACAAAAAGGGAAACACCTGTTATGTTTTGGTACACTATGTTTTATTCTATTACAATGTGTTCTATTAACTTACACAAATAATTATTATTCAAAATAACTTTTATTATTTTCTATTAATAATTATTATTTACATTAATTATTATTTTTTATAGTTAAATAATTTTTTATTTGGCTGGTGCTAATAAC